AGAGTATGGGTTTAAAATATAATTGATGTTACATTATAAATTTTAATACTATTTAATAAAATGATAACAATAAGATCCGATGGTAGAATGGGTAATAGACTACATTATTTCGTAGCGGCTATGCATTGTCATAAATTAACTGGTATGAAGTTTATACCTGAAAAAATACAAGGGTTTTTAAACACCTATGAAATAAAAGATGGTATAGTACACGATAATATTAAATCAGCAAGTGAAATTTACAATAATAATAGAGAAAAATTCTTTGAAAATGTTAAAAATTCAAAAAATGGTTGGTGTATTGATTTTATGATACATAAATATGAATGTTTCAAACAAATAGGAAGACAGAATGTAATAAATTATTTGCAAATTGAAAACGAAAATCAATATGAAAAACCATTAGATGATGAATTAGTAATACATATACGTTTAACAGATTATGTATTTGCTGGTGGTGGAAGTATAACTGATAAAAATTTGTATTTAAAAGCTATATTAATGGAAAAGCCAAATCGATGCACTATTGTTACTGATGAGCCTTATAGCGATTATTTAAAAGACTTTAGTAGTCTTGGATGTAATATAAGATCATTAGATTCTTTGTCAGATTTTATTTATCTTAAAAATGCAAAAAAAATCTGTATATCAAAATCAACTTTTTCATGGTTTGCAGCATATATATCAAATGCAGATAAAATATATTTTCCAATAAGCGATAATAAATGGCCCTATTTACCAAATCCTAAACCAGATGATCATGATTTAAGACCTTTGGATTTAAAAAATTGGATTCTAATATAAATTAATTTATGGATTTTACTTTTGGAATTACTACAACCGAGCATACAAATCAATACATTCCTACAATTATTGATTCGGTTAAAAAATTAAAAATACCAAATTTTGAAGTTATAATTGTTGGTAAATCTAATTTTAAAGATGAAAATTTTGTTAAAACTATTGAATTTGATGAATCTATAAAACAAAATTGGACTACTAGAAAAAAAAATATAATAACAGAAAATGCAAAATATAATAATATTGTTTATATGCATGATTATCATGTTTTTGATAATAATTGGTATGAAGGTTATTTAAAATTTGGTAATGATTTTAAAGTATGTAGTAATGTTATATTAAATAACGGACAAAGATATAGAGATTGGTTGTGGCATTCATCAAAAGAGTTACCAAAAGACAGTTTACCTAATCATGAGCATTTATTACCTTATTTTGAAAATAGATGTTCTAAGTGGATGTATATAAATGGTTCATATTGGGTTGCTAAAAAAGAAATTATGAAAGAAATTCCTCTTAATGAGGAATTGACTTGGGGGCAATCTGAAGATATCGAATGGTCAAGAAGAATTTCTGAAAAATATAATTTTTCATTTAATCTTAATTCATCAGTAACAATGCTTAAATTTCATTGCTTTGAATATTACCCAATGTCAAATAATACATATAACAATTATATTGTACCATTTTTAAAATCTAAAGGTTTATAACCAATTTTTAACACTATTCCAATCTTGACCACCAGCAAAATGTCTAATTACAACATTATCGACTGAAACTTTATTAATATTAAACTGGCAACCACTTTCGCCTTGCCATTCGGTTACATTAAATCCCGTATCAAATATTTGAACATTTTCATTTAATTCATCAATTGAATAGACTACATCTTCATTCATTTCACTATGAAAACCATTGTTGGGATATTCCCAAAACGGTTTATCGGAATGTCTTTTAATTCCTGCTAAACTATACCAACTTGCTTGCTCTCTAAATTCATTCCAAAAACTAGAATATGTTTTAAATCTGTCATGTATTGTGACATTATTGTGTAATTTATTAAATCTTTCTTGTGAAAGAATATTATTGATTAATTTTTTTGACCAATCATTAACTTTTATGCTGTACCAACCCATGCAATGGGTATTACCAGAATCTATTGCATATGAAAAAGATTTTGGTGTTTCAATTGAAACCGAATCATTAACAAAATACATATCAGCATCGATATGAGCAAGGATATCACCATTTTCTAGTTTTCCTTGATCAATAAGATCTTTTACAATAGAAAATTTCCACCATGTGGGATTGTGCCTATATAAAAACAAAGGTGCGGAATTACCAATTACAATATATTTAAATCCGTGCTTATCACAATAAGCTTTGTTTCTAGGAGAGATAATTTCATCAAATATTTGCTGCCTATTATCATTATATCTTGCAATTACAAATAATATTTTTTTCATTTTAAATGTTCTAAAACATTATTACATGTTGCCTCAAGTGTAAAGTATTTTGGATATATCTCTTTAATTTTATTAACCATATGATTGTATTGATCATCGGAAATTGATTTTAATATAGCATCTAAATTATCCATATCATTTTGGTTTATCAAAACTGCTATTTCGTTCCAGTTAATCTTGTCTGCGTAAGGTATAAAGGGAAAATCGTTGTATATGTAAACTGGAACAGAACCCAACTGCATTGCTTCGTACATTCTATAGCTAGTTGCACCATATCCTCTTGGACAAAGCGTAAATTTACTTCTAGCAGTAATATCTATAAACATATCCTGTCTTTCTTTTTTAATATCTTCTGACCAGTTTCTTGGTTTTAAAAGATATTCGGGGTTATCCTTTAATGTTTTGAGCATTTTTATTCTTATATCATGTGCTAATACGCCAAAGGTTGTAGATGGTGATGTTACGCTACCAACAAAACTACAAAATATATCTTTTTTTTGGTTTGGTGGGTTTGGTATTGCGCTACATATTAATGGAATTGGTATGGTATTGGGTTGATTGCCACCAGCGGAGAAATTAATCGTATCTGGTGGTAATAACTGCACTGCTGGTGCATCATCATGTTGAGATACGGTAAAGTATTTTTTACCTTTATCCAATCTTGACAAATCAACCGCTAAATCATTTATTATGTGTAAAGCTTTTAAATAAAGATCAGTCCAACAAACTGGAATAAATTGTCTTTCTAGCTTTTTAAATTCTTCTATATTTTTTAAATAAAATTTTAAAAAATATTGTTCCAAATAATCACCTTGATGATAAGGTGGGTAAGGTGGGTATATTGCCCTGATGCAGTATTTTTTAAATGTTTCTAGCATTGTATTTTTCCTTTACGACATCAAGAATTTTTATTTTGTTTTTGAATGGTGTTGCCCAATTAGCATGATGAATTATTATGTTCTCAGGAATATCAAAATCTCCTTCTCCACTCCATGTGCTAAAAGGTTGTCCATTAACACCCATCTGTATTGCTTTTTCACCATAAGTCCAATATTCTCTTGGTAGCATCTTCCATTTATATGCAACTTTTGGCAATTTGTCAAAGTTATTGATTATATAATTAAAACAAACTTGTTCTTCTGGAAATTTTTCAAGATTTCCTTGAACGGTTTTTAAAAATGCACGAGTTTTTGGGGTGGATCTCATTATAAAAAATCCCGTATTAACACCGCCACCATAATCATTTTGGAATGCTGCATCAAAATCACCTAGTTCTTTAACAACATCATCATGGAATGGTTTAAAAAATTGTATATCTGGGTCTGAAAACATAAAACATTCGCCATCTTTTGTTTCATATGCAGCATCAATGAAACATTGAACTTTATATTTCATAGTATCTCTCCACCCTTCACTTTGGAACTCTGATGATGCACAAACCTGTGGTTTGAATTTAATTACTAATTCTAAATTCGTGTCAAAGGGAAAAGATTTAATAAAATAGTCTTTGAACATTTCATAATGTGACTCTGTAAAAACGGTATAAAGTTTCATTTTTTTATAAAAAGAATATCTGCTTGAATTGATTCCATTGAACCATCTAAAAATTCTTTATTTTCAAATCCTATGCTATTCATATAATTTATTACATCATTATATAACGGTGCGCCTTCGTTATAAGGTTTTATGGAAACTTCCAATAAAATGCCTTTTGCGTTTTGAACTATTTTTTTGCCTCCTTCTAAAATATCTAACTCGGAACCTTGTGTATCTATTTTAATCAAATCAAAAGTTTCATTAGCTGAAAAAATTTCATCTAAAGTTTGAAGTTCTTTTTCTTCTTTTATTAAATTAATATCATTATAATGAGTTGTCAACTCTTTATAAAGAGAATTACCTGTGCAATGTAAATCAAGTTTTGTTTTATAAAAAATGGTTTTTTGTTTTTCTTTACCTAAAAGTGCTATAAGATATAAACAATTATTATTTTTTAAAATTTCTTCGCATAATTCATTACCTTCAATTGAAAATATGTAACTATTAGGAAAATAAGCTCTACAATGATGATTAAATTCGCCATGATGTGCACCTATATCTAATATGGTTTGCGGGTTAAAATATTTTTTAATTAATTCTAGTTTCATGATATATTTTTGTAATTACCGTTAGCATCTCTTATTTCTAGTGGAAAGCTGCTTTTATACTTGCCTGTTTCACTGCCTTGTCTAATAGGTAAACCCGACCATAATACTCTTACATTTATAAGAGGCAAAGAATAATTTAAAACTCTGTCTATTGCATGGTAATTTGTACACATTGCTATTAATTTTTCAGCGCATCTTAGATTTACAACATAAGCACCCATGCAACGGGTTACGTAATTTTTATCATAATATAATAAAGTTGGTGGTTTTAATTTTTTAACCTTTAATCCACAACAAGTGCTTAGAAATGCAATATCTCCATCTAATTGTTGAAATTCAAATGCAACTTGATCCAAATAAGTTAAGATGTCTAGTTCTCCAAAATCTATATCATCTTCTAAAATTAGAATGTTTTTATATTGGTGCTTAATTTGTTCTTCGTAACAGTAGATATGTGACATATTAACAGCAAGAAGTCTTAGATTTAGTTTAAAAACATTTTTAATACCGTGTAAATTTTCTTCGGTTTCATATTGATCGACCCATTCCACTAAATGTGAAAAATTAAGCTGTTCAAGTTTTTTAGACAAATATTCTTTTCTTTCTTTTAAAGGTTTCCAATGAATAATGTATATCTTTTCGTAAAATTTATTTATATATTTCATTTAATTTTTAAATATTCTTTTTCTTTTTCAAGCTCATCTGGTAATGGGTATAAAAAATGACCCCATGTTGGTCTTTGTGTTAAATAATCGTATATGAATTTATGCCACCTTTCGTGATAAGGTGTACTTTTCCATAATTTTTCATTATGTGTATGCTCTGCTGAAAATTCATTCCATTTTAATTCATGTTTTTCATGAGCCAAGTAAACATCTTTATTACAAAGTATGCAATTACTATTATTGTACATTTGAACCGAAAAGAAAACGTCCCATAATGCTTCTGCGTAAATATAATCGTCAAATAAATCTCTATTTTTAATCCACCAATCTTTTTTAACTGCCCATGCATCAAATCCAGCTATTTCAATTCTAAAAGGCATAATTTTATCAACTGATAAATCGTTTATTTCATAAACATCATGCCTAGAGACGCAATACGTTTCATATTCGCCTTTTAAAATTAACTTTATTAATTTTTCAGTAACCATTATGTCACTGTTAACAAAGAGAAAGTAATCACAATCTTGCTCAGAAAGAATATCAAAAAAATCTTTTGCTATTGGTTTATTTGATATTGAATATAACGCAACATCTTTGGCGGTTCGTTTTAATAATGGTAAGTGCTTAAACCCCAATAAATAATTTTTTTCATTTTCAAATGTTATATTATATAATTCTATGTCATTTGTATATTTGGATACAAGTTTGTTTAAAACTTCAATACAATGATCTTGTCTTTTATAACATCCAAATATATTAATTCCTATAGCAAGTTTCATGGTTTTATTTTTTTTAAATGATCAACAACCTCAAGTTCCGTTTTAATTGGTATTTCATTAACTGCTAAACTATGTTTATTTTTAAAATACTGCATTGTTCCAACAATAGTCTGTTCTCTTGAGCCGTCTGGTCTATCGGTTTGTAATCGACTGTGCGCATCTGGATTATTTTTTATTAAATCATCACTGTTACCGAGGTCACTAAACCACCAAAAAGGAGAAATATTTGGATGTTTTAAGGTTTGACGATAAACCATATCTGCATCAAATAATTCTCTCATGTTTCCATCATATAACCCTGTTTTTTCAAAACAACTTCTATGATGATAGGTAAATTCGTTGCAGGTATTATTATAAAAATAAACTTCTAGTAAATTTCCATAATTTACTTTTAATTTTGGTGTTCTTTCGTGCGCAGCACCCGCATCCACTGATATACTGGCAAAACAAAAATAATTTAATCCCGTAATCTTTGATGCATTGATATATTCATTAAAAATATTTGGACTTTTTATAATCATGTCATCTTCAATTAAAAAAATGTGTTGACATTGTTTATTTAACAAAAATGTTATACAATCATTCCTACACACTGAAGGATACCTGTTTTTATTATGTTGTATCCAATCACATTCATATTTTCCCTCATAACGATCTCCACCATTAACTACAACCAATTCGTCAATCTTATCAAGAGGAAGAGAATCATAAAGAGTCTTAAAATACCCTTCTGAATTATAAGTGGTTATACCAACACCTATTTTTTCATTTTCTGGCATATTTTTCGTGAATTGTTATAAGATTTTGTATTACTTCTTGGATTGTGTAATTTTTTTCTTGGGGTCCGTAATTGCCAATTACTGAAAAGTTGTTTTTCTTAATAAAAATATCTAATGCTGTTATAAATTTTTTGTGAAAATCCTCATCCGATCTAATTTTACTTTCTTTGTGATCTTCAACAATATCTTCAAGGTAATTTTGGGAATTATGAATATCAGCAAACCATCTAAACGGAGGATGGTATCCTTCTTTTATAATTTGATAGGTATGATCAACATGTTCAAGTGCATTATAGTATTCTTCGTCCATTAACCCGCATTTATCTAAAACATCTCTATGGTAATAACTAAATGCACCAAGAAGATTGGGGTACAAATCTATTTTACAACCATCAGTATAATTTATGGTCTTTCTGACGATTGGTTTTTTATTAAGATCAAGATTGTGGTTTCCATGCAATCCAAAATTAAGATGTTTAACGCCCGTGTTAAGAGCAGTGTCGATGTATTTTTGGAAAACTTCACCATTCTTAATAAAAATATCATCTTCCATTAAAAAAATATGTTCACAATTATTATCTAATAGATATTTTAAAGCTTTGTTTTTTGCTTTACCAACACCTATTTTGCCTATTGTTTTAATAGATGCAACTTCAAAAGTTTCATCAACAACTGGTGTTATGCCATCATCCACTACGACTATATCTATATTTGGTATATCTTTAATAGATAAAAAACTTTTATTAAAGAAATTAGGTCTATCGCATGTTATTAATCCAACTCCTATTTTACCGTTTTGCATAATTTTTTTGAATTTCCTCCATTGATGCTAAAAGTTCTTTTTCTGATACGTGTGGGGGATCGGTTTCGGTTGGGATGTACTTGTGCGTATTAAAAAAGTTTGCATAACTTATTTGAACGCTTCTGTCTATGTCAGGAATATCCTTTAATCCCAATTTATTAATTTGCGTTTTTTTAATTTCTAAACCTTCTGATATTATTGGATGATAATTTGTAGCAGGGTATGCTTTTTTATTTCTTAATTTTAAAACATAATCCAATACATCAATATCTTTTCCATTAAAAAACTTTTCATCAAAATAACCATTGTTTTTTACAATTCCTGAAAATAAAAACATAAATTCAGAATTTAAATTCTTTGAAAGGTTTAAATTTAACCCATTATCGTCTTCAATTGTTTGATCTATTGTGGAAGGACCCATGATTACCCATGTACCGAAAGTATCTGCTAATTTAAGTGTTTTTTCAAATATTTCTGGATCTTTAATAATCACATTAGAGTGTAAAAGAAAATAATATTTGCATCCCTTTAGTCTCATTTGAGAAACAAGATAATTTCTCATTGTTGCCATTTGAACAGCAGTTGAGTATTTTTTTGTCTGGGCATCAGTTATTGGTTTATTATCATTGTTGCTTACCACAAAAACACGAGTCAATAAATCATCATGATTTTTATACTTGTCAGGAATGGAATCCCAACAATTTTGTAAATCTTCTTGTGTATAAAGGTCAAGAATGCCTATTCCTATTAAATTGTTCATTTAGATAATAAATTATAAGATTCGGTCAGATAATCAATGACCTCTTGTTTGTTTTCTATGGTTAAGTTGTTTACAAAATCCTCCATATCTTTAATTAAGTTGCCAGAATCTATTTCCTTTGTATTGTCGAGCGTTTCAATACCTGTATTATCTGTAATAAAATCAGTTCTAATTGATAATGGTTCTATTATTTGCAATTTTGAAGTTAAAAGTGCAAGTTTTTCTTGATCAATTTCGGTATCAATAATTAAACTAACAATATTGTTTTTTAATTGTTCCTTTAACAATTCACTTTTTATAGATTCGGGGTTTTCCACAAATGCTTTAGTTGAAAGTTTAAGATGTTTAGGTGAAATATTATTTTCTATAAATTGTAGTTCGGTTTTCTCTAAATCTAATACATAAATTCCTCTGCTATCACCAGTATCTCCAAAATTATGTTGATATGGACTACCTAAATAAACAATTCTACCTTTATCATATTTTCTATCGTCCTTTTTGTGGAAATGACCAGAAATAATCATAGGAGACTTTTTAAAAAGTTGTTTAGATTCCATTCCATGTTCGCATACCTTGTAGGAATTCATATAAAACGAACTGATTTCAAAATGACCAAATATTATACCGTCTGTTTTTGGTATTTGATCATATTCAACGCCCCAAGGAACCATAACAATATCTTTATAAGGTGTTTTAAGAACAACGCATTCTTTATCAATAATTAAAATATTGTTCCATCCAGATAAAATTGATATAGAGTTAACCGTGCTATTGTTTTTGTAAAAGCAATCGTGATTTCCGCTAGAAATATAAACGGTAAAATCTTTAAAATAATCAAAAAATTGTTTTGCTGTAGCTAAAGTAGCTACATTGATTTCGCTTCTATTGTGAAATATATCGCCTGGTATTATAATTTCATCAATACCAAGTTCTTTATATTTTTCGGATGCCCATTTAGCAAATTTCAAAGCAATATCGTGCCATTGTTTGCCATCTTGACCTAAACCTATGTGAATATCAGAAAAACATCCTATTTTTTTACTAGAAATTTTCATTAAGACTATTCTATCAGCAATTTAAAATATTTCAATGTCTTTCTCTTTCTTTGTTAATTCTGATATTATTATTTTTCATCAAAACGTTATAATTTTGAGACATCATCATTAATTCATTTTGATATTTTTCGTGAGTGTCAGCCATGTGCTTTTCTTTTTTGATTCTATTTCTGAATGCATTAAAGGCAATTCTAGTAAAATATGAAAAGGGATTTGTTCCTTTCTCACGATTGTACTTTTTTGCCATCAATGCCTTCATCATTCTGATAACACCATCACCAACCATTTCTTCTCGATAAGTATAATTAATAAAGTTTGGGGCATAACTTAATTTATTAGAAATTTTACTAATCATATTTGCTAAATTATCAGACATTTTACCAGTATCATAATAGCTGACTATTTCGGAATCAAATTCTTTCGGGTCAACGTAATATTTTGTTTTATCCGTAACTGCTTTTGTTTTTCGCTTTGGAATATCATTAGTATCTTTGATTACCTCAACCAAAATATTTTCATCTAAAGCATCTTCAACGAGATCAATGTCATCTTCATCATTTATTAACATTTCTTCTTCATGATCATCTCTTAAATCATGACTATCATCAATAATATCATGATAAATTAAATCATCAAATGTGTCTTCTTTTTTTACTCGTTTTTTTCTTTTAATGTATGTCGGTTTTGTCATAATTGTATTTTTCGTTAATGTATAAAGTTTCTCTTTCGGTTAAATGTCTTTTGCCATACTTTGTATTATCAGAAATATCAAAAATATTAGCCATTGATTTTGTTGGATGTAATCTTAACGCACGACCAATGGATTGCATGATCTTTATTTTTGCCTTACCAGCAGATGCAAAAATAATATTATGAAGATTGGGTATATTTATACCTGTACTGAAGATTTTCGATATTGCAACAACAACTACGTCATCTCTACCGTCCATAAGTTTTCTTATTGCTTCCCTGTCTTCCATTTCGGTTGATCCCCTTATGAAATAAACAATCTTGTTAAATTCTTCACTTTTGTTTTTTAATAATTGCTCAAGAGTTTCTCCATGTTGAATCCTGTCAGCCATTATAATTGTATTATTTTTGACTTTTAACGCAAGATTTGTGATAATTTCGTTTCTTCTTGAGTTATTTGTCAAAAATTCAAGTTCTTTTTCAAAAGCTTCACTTGGTCTAGCTGGATTATGATTAAATCTTGGAATATTTTTATGAATGATATTTAATATAAATATCTTAAAATCTGAAACATAATTTTTGTCTTGTAAGTCTTGAGTTTTTTCCTCGTAGATGATGGGTCCTATCTTTCCAATAATATTCCATTGATCGATAAGTGATGTGGGCATTGTTCCAGTAAACCCAAATTTATAATCAGTGTTTATAAGTTGCAGAACCTTATTAATCTCGTTTCCCTTTCTTAACCCATGAGTTTCATCAACTAAAAGTAAATCAATATCATTTAAAAGTGATAAATCACTTTTGTTACTTAAAAGTATTTGAGTACCAGTAACAATAGTTGTTGCATTTTGATCTGGGATGTTATCACCTGACCATTTGGTAACTTTTTCCATGCCATATTCTTCAAAATCCTTTGCAGTCTGCTCAACTAGTTGAATATTTGGAACCAAAACAAGAGCTTTTGCATTTGGCTTATACATAGAAAGTCTCATGCTTTCTATTATACCAGCCATAATAAGAGTTTTTCCACCAGCAGTAGGAATACAAATGATACCTCTTCCTTTTTTAATTGCCATGTTGATTGATTTATCTTGGTGATCCCTGTAAACCATGCAATATTTTTTAATAATTGGATTTTGAAACCCAACAGAAAATTTCTTTTTAAGAATATCAGTTATATTAAAGGATTTTTGGCAACTTTCCAAATAAGAACATATGTCTTTTAACATTCCTATTTCGAATTTACCAGATGGGGTAATACAGTATAGTCTTGCTGGTACAAACCGTGCGTTCCTTCGGTGTGCGGGATTTGCAATAGAAAACTTATCCCTTATCAGCGCAAGCGTAGACGCATCAGTGTTAATCTGAGCTTGTTTACCGCTAGGGGTTAAGGTTAATTCAATCATGTGGTTTCTAACTTGGTAATTTCTGTGATATTTTTAATATCAAAAGTCATGCTACGAAATACACCTTCAACTTTTTCTAAATATTCTATTAAAATTTGTGCGTCTTGAATTTCTTGATTTATTTTTTGAATAACATCAGAAGATTCTACTTTTGCATCGAGTGCTACTTTAGGTATACCTGTTGGGATGCCTTTTTCGGTTAATGTTTTAAGTACTTCTTCTTTTAATTCTTTTTTCTTTTTATCTAAAGAATTTTTTGTTCTTTTTTGCATCATGAGTCTTGCAACCCATTTATGTTTAATTGCAGGAAGCATCATTTGCTTATCTAACAAATTTAATTGATCGATTTTAACATCTTCTTTAATTTCTTCCTGAAATTTATCAAATATCTCCATAAGTATATTAACACTATAACACATTATGAAACGTTTTCAACAATTATTTAATAAATTAATATCAGAAAATTCTAACAGTACGGCAGGTGGAACATTAGGAGCTTCTTCTGGCACTTCAAGTCAATTTAGTGGAGTTAATGTTTGGAATGCTGGTAATGATGTGCGTTTACCAGCACCTGTTGGTGGAGTTATTAGAAGAAATTTCCCCCCGTTGATGAATTCCAAGAGTAAAAAAACACGCAAGCGTGTTAAACGTAAAAAGAAATAATGGATACTGGTCACTGGATTTTAAATGAATCTGTTGAAATAACAGAAGATACTTTTGGGTTTATATATGAAATTACAAATACTGTTAGTAATAAGAAGTATATTGGTAAAAAACAATGTAAATCTAGGGTTAAAAGAAAACCTCTAAAAGGAAAAACCAGAAACAGGATTGACTCGAAAGAATCCGATTGGAAAACATATACAAGTTCTTCAAATGATTTAATGCAAGATATTAAAATTCATGGTAAGGATAAATTTATATTTAAAATATTAAAAACTTGCGATTCCAAATGGGCTTTGGCTTATTTTGAAGCAAAAGAACAAATGGAAAAAGATGTTTTATTCAGAAAAGACTATTATAATGGCATTTTAAACCTAAGAATAGGTAAAGCACCCAAACAAGAACTAGAAAAATTTGGTATTTTAGACTAAATAATAGAACATGGACTCTCATTGCATATATTGTAACTCAAAATATTACGGAAGACCTTGTCTTTACAGTCCAACAAAGACACATGTTCATTTTGGTGCACCAAATAAATGTATTTTTTGTGGTTCAAAGGTAGTTGGTACAGGATGTCCATTCAATCCTTATGGTAAAGTTCATGTGAGAGGTCCTGAATTTCTTGCATCGGTTAAAGAACAAGTGGAGAAATCTTTAGTTTTAAGTTATTTGTATGAAAATATCTCAAAGGTAGCTAATTTCGCTGCAAACTCTCCTCTTAATCGTTTTTACAAAAGACTTGCTGGTATTGTTGCAAATGCTGGTGAACCATTACTAGAGGCACTTAGGCTTCAGCAAACACCAACCTACGAAAAGCTTACCAAGGAGCAAACCATTTTTGCATTTGAGTTGAAAGATAGATTAAAACACCAGTTCTCACAAATTAACGAAAGTGTTAAACATGCAAACACTGGTTTACCACAAGAAATAGTTGAACAAATCCTATTAGATGTTATAATATCTAATAAGGATGAGGTACTCTAAAGATTATTTTTTTTACCATTTAAAGGATAATATCCTTATATTTGACGTATTTGATTACATCGAAGAACTTGCAGCAGATTATGTTGATTATTGCTACGAGTGGCAATTATTAAAGAATGGTAAAATATCTGAAAAGAATATAAGGATAAAGGAATATATACAATTGTGGATTACAGATGCGTTAATTATCATTAATGATAAATTGAACAAGTCAAATTGCAAAATTTTATGCTTTTATAGAGAAAAAATCAATTTAAACGTGTGGAATGAGTATTTTGATGACCCAAATAGGTTTATTAAGGTTGCAAAAAAAGTTTTAAAGTCAAAATTACCAAATTTTGTTGAAATACAGAGTGAAAAGCCTTTATTTCAGTGTATTAAAGGTATTTTTGATGGTTATCCTTGTATTATTCCATCTGGTGAAGATGAAGAATTTTTAACCAAACATAAAAAAAAGTTAAAACTACCTATTGACAAATATATCTCACAGGAGTAAAATAGGATGTCATCCTTTTTAACCCTTATAGTGCTTTTAACTTAAATATAATACTTAAATATCTTATAATACTTAAATATCTTATAATACTTCTTGGAAATTTTTATGCCAAAAGCAAAATACATTATTATGAAAGGTTGGGAAGGATTTGGTGACAGGCTTCAGGGATTAACTTATTGTATGTGGTTAGCGGAAAATGAAAAAAGAATTTTGCATGTGGATTGGAAAGATTCTATTTGGAATGATTCTTTTTTTAGATATTTTAAAATTAAAAATATCCAAACAATTGAAAAAGAACCAAAAAAGAAAAATGTTCATCCTATTATTTGGTCTGAAATAAATTATCCAAAGGGTGGTGAATGGCTTTATAATATAAAAGAATGGGAAAATATAGAAAACAGAGATGAAGAATGTGTTGTTTATTCTGGTATAGGTTATAGGAGATATGATTACGATTTAATTTCAGATAAATTAAGATTAACCGATGAAGTTAAACAATTAATTAAAAATAAAACAAAAACTTTAACAAAAATGCCTTTGGTTCATCTAAGAGGAACAGATAGAGGTTTTGATGCTTTAAATTGGAAAAATCTTAGAAAAAAAGTAAAAACTGCCTATATTTTATCAGATGATAAAATGTTAACTGAGATGTGGATGGAAGAAAGTCCAGATTCCATTGTTTTAAATGATGGACATTTTAGTAAAAGTGCTTATCACAAATCAAAGGGTGCAGGATTTGAAAGAAATATTAAGCTGTTATCTGATTTCATCACAATTGCCAACGCAAAAGAAGCTCATGCACTTAACGAAGAAAGTTTATTTTTTAAAATACCAACATGTATAGGTAAAAACATTAAAAAATGGTTTGACAATTAATTTTTTTATGTTAATTGTTTAATATAAAAATATGATTACAAATATAGACGGATCTTTAAAAGATATAGTATTTGCTCTTAATAGAATAGCAAATGCATTAGAAGAACAAAATAAACTCAAGGGATTAGGTCATTATAACAATTGGGGTCACGGGATTGATGATTGTGTTTCTAAACATGAAATACCCTTTCCTAGTCCTTGGAACGGTGGTTATAAACCCATGTGTAATTCTGATTCTCTTTCTACTTCTAGTAGTTCAGACTTGACAACTAAACTTGTTCATTAAATATCCGTATGAAGAAAATTTTAACTTTTTTGACAATATTTCTTGTATCTTGCACCGTTTATACAGAAAAACAATCAGAAGCATTAAGTCGTAATGTTTATGCTACCAATGATTCAGTAAACAAGGGTAGAATTGATCTTGCTTACTATTACTCAGACCAAACAACAAGATTGGTAAAAATCCCAAAGCATAGGATACAAGTGCAATCTGTTTATCAAGCAGGTGAAGTTGTTAAAAATTCAAAAAACGCAGAAAAAACACAAGTTGTTTTAGTACCAGATCAATTTAAAAATTCTAAGGTAATAGTGGTGGGGTCTGAAGATTACTCAACTCTTTTAAAAGATAGAGATACCAAAAATCAACTTACAAAAGATAATGCAAATCTTATAAAAGATAAAAAAATTGTTGATGAAGAACTTGCATTACAAAAAACAAATCAAAGTAAAATACTTGATAAGTTAAACGCTGACGAAAAGCTTCTTATCAAGAAGGATCTTCAGCTTTTATGGAGAAACATTATCATAATTGGATTATTGGTATTAATCGGTGTATATTTCTATGCTAAATCCAACGGATTATTCTTTTTATAATATGGACACGCAAAAAATAGAAGAAACAATAAAACAAGACGCAGTTATAGTAAAACAAAAAACAATTTTTATTATTGGTGATTTATATCTTTGGGCAAAAACAAATCCCCTAAAGGCAATTTTCCTTGTTGGCTTTGTGGTTGGTTTTATTCTTGGTACTATATTTTAGTTTTAAGCATAAGTACCTATATGTGGCAAAATCTTGTCAATATAGGTCAAACTGTTAGTGCTTTTCTTACAAACGGAAAAGCACCACCCAATACACCTGCTTATTTAGAAAAACAAATGGAAGATACCAATCATTTGGCTTCCAAAAAGTTTTTTATAATCATGACATCGTTGCTTGTTATAGTTTCGATGTTCTTTATAGCAGTTGGTATATTATTTTTTATCCCAAAAGATCATGACATTGTTATTACAACATATGCAACAATTTTTACAAAGATTATGGAGCAGATTGCGCTTGTTATATCTGTGTATCTTGGTGCTCAAGGACTTGTTGACCTTAGATATAATAGTTCTTCTAGTGCAAGTGTCTCTGGAGAAGCTCAGTCAGTAAAAGAAACCAAACATGAAGATGTAAAAGAGGAAATCCTTTCCAATAACGCAAAGGAAGAAGATTATAACATAACCGAATTATGAACTTTAAACAATATTTTTTAGAAGCAGCAAATATGGCACAGCAAGCAGCTATTGCAATTAATATGAAGAAAAATCATAAGAAGCCAAAGAATAAAGGAAAGAAAAAAAAGAAATAATATGAAAAACCCATCATCGAAAGCACTAGCATTAATTTTAGAATATGAAGTAGGTGGTGGAAAATCCTACTATGAAAAGTATTTGACTAAACCAGAATGGCCCAGTGGTGCTAGTGGAATGACTCTTGGTATTGGAATTGATTGTGGTTATTATACCCCAAACGAATTAGAAACAATGTTTTCTTTTCTCCCTAAAGATCAATTAGAAATAATAAAAGGTGCTTCTGGTAAAACAGGACAAGCTGGTAAAGAATATACTCAACAACATAAAAATAGTGGTATAGAAATCCCTTGGGATAAAGCCATAGATATATTTGATAAGATTACATGGGCAAAGTTTTCTAGACTTGCAGAAAAAGCTTTCCCAAGCCTCTCAGAGCTTTGTGATGATGCCTATGGTGCAATTGTCTCTCTAGTTTTTAACAGAGGATCTTCATTAACAGGAGATAGTCGTTTAGAAATGAGAAACATAAGAGTTTTAGTTCCCAAGAAAGATTATAAAGGTATAGCCAAAGAACTTCGCAAAATGAAACGTATATGGGAAGGCAAAGGGTTGGATGGATTACTAGAAAGACGAGAAGCAGAAGCTAAACTTGTGGAAAGTTGTGCATAAATAGATAAATAGATTAATATGAGTAAATTTTTAAATCTGATTGGGAAATATAATCACATTCTTGAGGCTCAAGGAATGCCAACCGAAGAACCCGCAGGTTCAGAAGAACTTGATCCAACTAATGCCCCTGCACCCGAAGTAGCACCCGAAGTGGAAGATGAAGCTGGCGCAGATATGAATACACCCCAACAAGTATCTTCAACCGAAGATTCTGCATTACCCACACCAAATGACAATCAGATGATAAATGATGAACCAAATGTAATTCAGAATTTTTTAAATTCATTATATGATTTTATTTTAAAAAATTATAAAGGTGAGGATAAAAATGAAATTTTAAAAGCAATGGAAGGCAGAGGTCAAATGACTAAATTGGATAGTATATTAACAGCACTTTCCACTAAATTAGATCCTAAAAAATCAACAGACACGAAACAAGAAATTAAAAACATTAAACAAACACTAGACAGCGTCCCAATGGCTGGGGATGAATAATATTAGTTTGACTTTTTCATTATTACTATTAAAATAGTAGGTAATGAATAATATTAATGAATCTTATAGTATTTCATCTTTAACAAAAGATGAAGTAAAAACTCTTTTAGAAAGTCTTTTATTTTCATCAAGTGTTGATGTATGTGCTTCTTTTTATAAACAAGAAACATTAAATATGTTTGAACTTGCAAAAAAAATTAGAATAATGTTTCCAGAAATTGTTTTAGATGACATAAATATTGTTGCTTTTAAAAATAATAAAGATGAAGATGTTTTTCATGACGAACACACACAAGAAATTGTTAAGTTTTTTCCTGAAATTGTAAAGGATATAAAAGAATGAAAATAGCGGTAGTAGGTTCACAAAACATGGGTAAGTCCACATTCGTAAAGGATTTCATTACGAATTGGTCAATGTACACGACAACGAATAAATCTTACAGGGAGATGTTACAGGAAAAAAATCTTCCCCATAGCAAAGAATCAACCGAAGAAACACAGAAGGAAATTCTAAATTTCTTAACCGATCAGATTATTAACTCAGCAGGTAATGATTTTTTTATTACTGACAGGTGCGTTCTTGATGTTTTGGCATATTCTTCATGGTTGAACTTGAATGGAAAGCTTAGTGACAAACTTCTTGACGAACAAAGAGTCATGATAAGAGAAACATTGAAGATGTTTGATATTATTTTCTTTGTACCACTAACAAAAGTAGCCTCCGTACCAATTGAAAATGATGGATTTAGAGAGATTGATGAAACCTTTAGAGAAGAAATTGACAATATTTTTAAAGTATTTAGTGAATCATACAATAGAGCAGATGGCAGAGTCTTTCCAAAAGAAGATTCACCAGCATTAATTGAAATTTTTGGTAATAGAGAAGAAAGAATTAAAATGACCGAACTTTACATCCAACCAAATGGTAAATTTTTTGGTGAGGAGACCAGTTTGCTTAGTACTGTTATAGGTGCAAGCGAAGCAGATTTAAAAAGAATCGAAAAAGACATGGGTATTAGGTAATTATATATATGTCTATTAAAAAAAATTCATCTTTTAGAATACCACTTGACTTATTAATTAAATTCAAACAAACAGCAACTACACTAGAAAATTTAACTGCATCTGATATTTTAGTGCGTGGATTAGAAAATATTTTAAAATTAATTGAAGAAAAAAATTTCCAACTTCCACCACAAGAAAATAAAAGAAAAGGCGAACAGACAGCAGTAGCAAATTTTAGATGTAGTGAAGATTTAATAAAAAGATGGAAAGACTGCTCAAGAGCTAATGGTTGCACTGATTCACATATAGGAAGATATGCGGTTATTGAAATTTTAAAAATTATTGAAAGTAAGAAAAGGTAATATATAACATATAAGTAGTAATATGTTAAAGAATTATGATATTTTAGTTGAAAATCTTTTAGAGGAAGGAAGAAAAAAAGATGAAACAAAAAAGTTTAAGTTTAATCTTGATTCGGTTAAAAAATTAATTAATGAACTTGACCCAGAAGATGAACACAAGGGGCATTTTAAATCAATTGCTTTAAAATTAAAAGATAAAGATTTTTATACACCTAAAACTCTTAAAAATGCAATTTCTTTAATCTTTAAACAACTTAAAAAAAGTGAAATTGCAGATGGATATGCTGTTATATTTTATGATTGGTTAAAAAACCATGATGAGTGTCCGTTTGAACCTTACAAAGAAGAAGAATCCCAACCAGAAGAGCAAAACTTAGAGGATATGGTAACAAATCCAAAAGAACCAACTTCTAAAGAAACCGCAGAATGGTTCAATGCCGAATCACCACCTAAAGTTCAGCATACTGAAATTTAATTGACTTCAAGATATTCTCTGTTATATTGAGAATATGAAACACAGGCTTCCGTCTACCTATGTCATGAATAAATTCATGAGTTATTCCATAGAACCAGAATTTAAAAAGCATAACGGTCAGTATAATGCATCATGTCCTATCTGTAAAGAAGGAAAAAGTTTGGGTAGAAAAAAAAGACTCTGGTATTATCCTAATACCAATACTTTTCATTGTTTTAACTGTAATGAAACTTGGTCAGCTTTGAATTGGATTAAGAAAACTACAGGTATGTCATATGAAGATATTCAACTGGAGATTAATTCCGATGATATATCAGTGGATGTATTTAAAAAGGAAAATATTACAACAACATATAAAAGAAAAACAATTCCTGACCTACCTTATGATTCAATTAATATATTTGATCAAGTTCAGCAACAGTATTATAAAAACAACAAGTATTTTAGTGAAGCATTAACATATGTTAAAAATAGAAAACTCGATACTCTTGTAAATAAATCTCCAAATCTTTTTATAAGTCTTACTGACAGCACTCATGCTAACAGACTTTGTATACCTTTCTATGATAGAAACAGAAAGGTAACGTTTTACCAAACCAGAGCACTTGATAGAAGTGAACCAAGGTATTTAGGCAAGTCTGGATATGAGAAAACAGTTTTTGGAATTGAAAGGGTGAACGTAGACATTCCTTACATCTTTTTGTTTGAAGGACCTATTGATTCAATGTGCGTTAAAAACGCAGTGGGTGTTGCTGGTATTAGTTTAACAAAAACCCAGTCTGATCAATTAGCAGAGTTTCCATTTCACAAAAGAATATGGGTATTGGATAATCCTAATCATGATGATACAGCAAAGGAAAAGATGAAAGAAATTCTTATGAATAACGAATCAATCTTTTCTTGGAAGAAAGGAACAGGTTACAAAGATTTTAACGAATGGTGTATCTTTGAAGATTTAAATGAAATTGATTACCAAGTAATCCTTGATAATTGTTTACAATTAACTACCTAACTTTAACTGCTCAGTATCACGCATCTTCTTTGGTGCGGTGTTGACGAATGTATTGAGAACTTCTTTAAGCTTTGCAATTTCGCCAGCAATACGAGTGATTGAATCAGAAGCCTTACGGGTAATACCACGAAGTAAGCTACCAGCACGATCATTATCAGCTAAAATACGGTGAAGTGAATCTTGTGATGGGTTATTTAAAAACTTTTCAAAATCATTTAATTTGATAGCCCAATCTTTAACCTTTTTAATTGTTTCAAGTGTGATATCCGAAGAAACACCTTCAACATCAAACTCGTTGGCATCTGTTCCCTGCTCTAATGAATCTGTAAAATCCTTTTGGTTTTTTTCTGGTGTAAAATCTTCAGGTGCAGTTTCGGCTGGCGGTCCTGCTGGCAACTCACCTTGAAGTTCCTCTTCTTCTGTTAATAATGAAATTAAAAATTGTTCTGCGAACAAAAGATTTGATGATTCATTTAATTTTGGATCACCTGCCATATTCTTTTTAAGAATATTTCTTGCTTCTTTTTGCTCACAACTACACTGATCAGGAACAGTTGATTTTAAATTAGTTTTCTTAAGCTTCATACGAGGCTTTAATTTACTCTTGACTTTTTTAGTGTTCTTCATCATTATATTTACAACTATTTATCCTTTAATATGACAAATCTATCAAGTATTTACCATTTTGTAATTGCAACTCAATATAATCACAACGATTTTTGGGAAAAATCTCAAATTGCAATTTTTTTAGAAAAGGCAGGATTAACCAATCAATGTTCAATATTATTTGAAAACAAAGAAGGATTATCTAAAATCTACAACAAATTTATAAATGAATCTTACAAGGGAAAAAGAGTAATTTTTGTTCATGACGATGTTTTAATTGAAGATTTGTTTTGGGAAGAGAAACTAAACATAGCATTTGAAAAATATGATATTGTTGGGTTAGCTGGATCAAAGAAATGCGACCTATCAAAACCACCTGCATGGCATTTAATGAGCGAGAAACAGGATCATGTGGGTGAAGTTGGTCATTCACACCAAGGTATTGTTTGGACAAGTGTTTTTGGAAAGTCAGATTCTCGTGCATTAATACTTGATGGACTATTTCTTGCCGTAAACATAGATAAATTTTTAGAAAAACAATTAAAATTTGATGAAAATTTTGACTTTCATCATTACGACATGACATTATGCTTGAATGCTAACCAGAAAAAGCTTAAGATGGGTGTTACTCCTATTAGAGTTGTGCATTTTGGACTAGGCGATTCGATGAATAGTAATGAATGGCAAGTTAGTGCACTTAAATTTGATAGATTCTATAAGTGAAAAACATATTCTTTCCATTTTTAAATTGGATTCTTAAAATTGATTCCAAAAAGCCAGAGATACCTAAAAATATAAGTTATATGACAAATAGATGGCTGTCAATGACGAGTAAACCAATTGCACAGATTGTCAATATGACTACGAACAAGTGGAATATATCAGATGAAGAATTTTTAGCGAAGTTTTATTATAAAGTAATCCCAAAGCATACTAAAAAAATACAATACATTAAAAAAAGCAATAAAGGGGTAGAAGAAAGCGATCCAAACCTTGATAATTTGTGTTCGGTTATGGAAATTTCAAGAAAAGAATTAGAAATGTATAATAACACACTTGAAGAATTAAATTTATTGCCTAAATAAAATATATGATTGAAAGACCAGAACAAAATGACAATATCGGTGGTAAAGTACAGCTAGATAACTATCTAGGTCATGCTTTTGAATTAGATAGTTGGACATTAACAAAAGTTTTAGATGATATATTGATGTGTCAGTATATTGACGTTAACGATGATGGTACGGAAATTTTAAGAGGTAGTATATGGGTTCCAATTAACACCGTAAATTTTGCATGGAGACTTGCAAGAGTAATCCTTGCAGGACCTGATTGCAAGACTGTTAAGGCTAATGATATTATTGTGTTCCCAAATGACAAAGGTATCAAAGTATCAAACCTTAATGATTTAAAACACATTGTATTTTTAAACGAAAGTAGAATATTTGGTGTATGTGAAGCAAAACCACAACCTCAATTAAAAAAAATTAACAAAAAGATTAAGTAATAAATTATGGCAGGTTTATCTCCATTAACAGTAATGAAAATTTGCCAAACTAATTTGGTGGAATTAAAATTTACTAGAAGAGACAAAACCAGAAAACCAACATCAAGAAGAATGCTTTGTACGTTGGATAGAAAACTTTTAAATTCGGTTTTTGGTAAAGAAACATTAAATTTTAAAAAACCAAAAAATCCACCACCATATAATGCTATAAAAAAGAACTTGGCAACAGTTTGGGATATCATGATGCAGGATTGGAGAAACGTTTCATGCGAAGGGTGTGAAATTGTATCCATTATACCAACAACACCAATGGCAAAATTTTTAAAATACTTTGTGGATGTAATATTAAAAATGTCACCTGCACAGAAAAAAGGATTCATGGACAAATAATGACTATATCTGGAACAATTTTAGAAAAAGCCTGTAAATTTTTATTACAAAAACAAATTTCAATAGAAATTGATAAAAAAATTCACAAACAAGGAAAATTAGTTATTTTTTATCAAAAGAATTTTTATCTTACTTTTATAATGGATACTACAAAGAAATTAAAAGAAAAGATAGAAATACCCATCCCATTTGAAACCGAAATACACGAAGAAGATAATTTAATATATTTTGATTACCGAATTAAAACATTAGCAAAACATGCACCAGAAATTGAAAATAATCTTATGGTTTATCCTGCAAAAGTTTCTGGTAACAAATTTTGGGATAAAATTTTAACAATCGATGCAAGAATCAACTAAAATCATATATAGCGCATTTTCTGGAACATTTTACACCATTCCAGAGTCCGATTTCTCATTATTAGACATGGGGCAGCTTCCATTATTGAAAAAACCATCATCATCTTGTAAAAAATGCTTTGGTAGAGGTCACATTGGAAGAGATAATCAAAATTTTCATTACTATCTTTGTAACTGTGTTAAAAAAGCTCTTGATCTTGAAGCAATTAAAAGCAGTATTACTAATAATTTAGAGTTAAGCAATCTTATAAAGTAAATCTTTTTCACTAAGTAGTGTAAGTGAAGAATTATACTTTTAATTGGGAAGTCCAGACGCTTGTTGAGCAATTTATCGGTGCTTTTAATGATGTTATCATCAAAAGGTATGATCAAAATGAAACTTTAGTCGAGCCTGTTACTGGTGATAAGGTTTTATTCGTATATTCACCAAAACAAAGGGTTTTTAGTAATTTAAATAGTCCTGCGGCGGGTGGATTAACCGTTCCTGTTATTGCCGTTAATATTGGAAGTATTTCAAGAGACCAAGCAAGAGTTTTTAATAAAATTGATGGGTTTACCATTGATTATGATCCTAAAGATGGAAGTGGAAACTTCTTAAAACATATACCTCAACCTGTTCCCGTCAATATAACAATTGACATGACAATTATAACAAGGTATCAAGCTGACATGGATCAAATTCTTACGAATTTTGTTCCCTATACCGATCCATATATTATTATATCTTGGAAATTACCAAGCAATCACAAATCAAGCACACCTTATGAAATAAGAAGTGAAGTTCTTTGGAGTGGTAATATAAACATGCAGTACCCAGACAATTTGGGACCCACTCAACCATATAGAATAACCGCAACGACACAATTTACCATTAAAGGTTGGATGTTTAAAAGCATGGATGAGGTTTACAAAAAAATCTATACCATTGATTCTAAATTTTTAACAACCGATGGTAAAACCTTAGAAGATTCTACTCAATCTTCTGCTCCCCCATTATTAAGAAGCTTTTCTGATTTTTCACAAGGAATAGGGTTAACGGTAGGTCAAGTTAGTCCGTCAATACCTGTCATAAGTGAACAGATTTACATGTCAGGTACTGGTGATTTTTCAATAGTGCCAACAAACGGTAATAATACTGCATCTGGTACATATTCTAATGTTCTAGGCGGTAAAAACAATACTGCATCTGGTAACTATGCTGGTATATTGGGAGGTGAAAATAATACAGCAACCAACAACAATTCATTCGTCATAGGTTCAAATATTGTTACTTCACAGGATAACACAACATATGTTAATAATTTAAATGCTGATAATATTACAGCAAATTATCTTTATGGAGACGGTAGCCATTTAACAAATATTAAAACAGGTGGTGGAAATTTAATATACGATGCAGCTTCGGGTCAACTTTCTTTAGGTGAAAGTAATACGACATCTCTTGCTCCATTAATATATTCTGATGTAGTTGCACCATCATCATATAAAACCATACAACAATTTACGCAATATAATACTCAACAATTACAAAAAGGTTATGATGTAGTCTTAACAAATGGAAGAGTTTATAAATTTGCAGGAAATGATCAAACAAATCCAAATCATTTTTTACCAATAAATTTAAATCCCCATACACCAATATTCGTTCAAATTCCATTATCGGGAACTAACACGCAATCATTGGTTGATAGATTTCATTTATCTGATTTTAAAACAGCAAAGTATACGCTTCAAGTAGAGGCAAATTATAGTAACGATATTTATTATTCAGAAATAAATTTAGTTGCTTCGTTAATTGACAATATAGCAGTGGTTTCAGAATATGGTCAAATTACAACAGGTAATATTTTAGTAAATTATAACGCAACAATAGATTCAAATTATGTTTATTTCTGGATAAATTATCCCAATAGTATTAATAATACAGATTCTTTTTTTATAAAAGGTCTAAGAACAAACCATTTTTAATTTAATAATTATATAAATTGTAAGTATATAAAATATTATGTCAAATATAAATTCAGCTTTTACAATTAGAAATGACCAAAACACATTTGGTAAAATTTTATCTAGTGGAACTAATCTTACAAATATATTTTTACTTTCTGGTAATGCTGCTGCAAGTGTTGCCAATGCTATTACGTTTAATTCTGGTGGATCTGGTGGATCTTCACCTTTAACTTTTGATGGATCTTCAACAAAAACGGTATCATATAATACAATTGGTGCTTCTCCTCTTGCTGGTAGTTCAAGTATTGTAACAGTTGGTACGATTACTTCGGGAACATGGAATGGTACTGCAATTGATATTAGTCATGGTGGCACTAACAGTACAACCGCCCTGAATAACAATAGGGTAATGCAATCAAGTGGAGGAGCTATAATTGAAGCTGCTGCCATTACCGCAAGCAGAGCACTGGTATCAGATACAAACGGTATTCCAGTAGCATCAGCAACAACATCAACAGAACTTGGTTATGTTAGTGGTGTTACAAGTGCAATTCAAACGCAAATAAATAATAGATTAACTAGTGTTGGTGCAACATCTCCAGTTGCTTCATCTGGAGGTACAACACCAACAATTTCTCTTAATGCAGCTTATGGTGATACATTAAATCCTTATGGTAGTAAAACTGCAAATTACTTTTTAGCAGCACCAAATGGTATACCCGCAGCACCATCATTCCGTGCAATAGTGGCAGCAGATATTCCAACACTTAACCAAAATACAACAGGTAGTGCTGCATCCCTTACAACTACTCATACATTATGGGGTCAAAATTTTAATGGTACTCAAGATGTTACAGGTAATCTTTCAAGTGTTGGTAATATTACAGGTAGTGCTGGTATAACAATTTCAACAGCATCAAACGGTAATATTACATTAAGTCCAAATGGAACAGGTATTGTTTCAACCGCTGCATCATTCCAAGCAGCTTCTGGTAATTTTACAAATAGTGTTAGTATTGGATCTAATCTTAGTGTTGGATCTAATCTTAGTGTTGGAGGAAGTTTATATTTTGGTGGTTCTGCAATACAAATAGTTCAAGGTGAATTGGTAGTTAACGCACCAATAATTTATCTTGGGGAAGATAATCCTACAGATTCATTAGATATTGGTCTTGTAGGTCATTATACTTCAGGTACATATGCACACGCTGGTTTATTAAGAAGTAAAGATTTAGTAAATGGTATAAAACCTTGGTATTTATTCAGTAGCATGGTTACTGAACCAAGTGCAAATTCAGTATCAACAAATACAAAAACAATTGATACACTTGTTGCAAATCTCTCTGGTTCAGTTACAGGTAATGCTGATACAGCAACAAAACTTAAAACAGCAAGAAATATCACATCTAGTGGTGATATAACATTTACATCAACATCATTTGATGGTAGTGCGGATATAACAATTCCAACTGCAATTGGTACAAATAAAGTTCAATATAACCAGATTCAACAAGTTGCAGCTAATAGTGTTCTTGGTAATCCCACAGGTTCTACTGCAAACGTAAGCGCAATCGGTGTATCAACAACAGGATTTGCAGTATTAACTGCAACAAGCGTAGCAAATGGTGCAACCGCATTAGGTCTAGGTACTGGAGACTCACCAACTTTCCAAGGTGTAATAACAACTGGATCATCTGGTAGCTCAAAAACACTTGCTAAAAATTATTATGCAACTGGAACATCTTCAGCACCAACAATAACAACCGTACCCGTTGCAAGTTACACCACAGCAAAGTTTTTGGTAAAATTTGTTAATACTGGTTCAGCTTCTCCAACTAATCAATCAGGTATTGCTGAAATATTAGCACACTATGATGGAGCAAATTGGAATTATACAATATATGGCTTTATTGATCCATATGGTATTATTCAAAATACCCCATCAGGAATAACAATTAGTGCTGTATCTACCACTTTAGATATTAACTTTATATTCGTAGCATCATATTCTTACTTAATAAGTGTACATTGTTTAGCTTTAATATAAATTATTATTTCTGAATGGAAATATTTAACAATTTGATTAAGTATATATTAAATGGCTATCAACGTATCATTTAAGACTAAAAATGACCTAACAGTTACTGGTAATGTTTCAACCAGTAATTTGTTTTATGATATAAGTGGTAATAGTAGTCAATGGAATACTGCATATAGGTCTCTATCTACTCAGCCTTATACTTTAATTTCCTCTACATCATCTATAGTATTAAAAATAGGTAATAACATAGCATCTGGAAATTGGTCTACTGTTCTAGGCGGATCTAATAATAGAGCACTAAGTTCTTATAATTTTATAGGTAATGGTATAAATAATACTATTAATGATAGTTGCAATACTATTTTAAATTCATACAATAGTTCTATATCTGCAACTTGCACATATAGCGGAAGTTATTCATTAATAAGTTATGGTACACCCCCAAATATTTTAAATAATAATATTATTGCTGGTGGTTGTTGTAATTTTATTAAAGCATGTGCTGCTGCATCTGATTATTATGATAACGGTAATTGCACGACCAACCCAATTATTGGTTGTTCGGTAGTTTGTTCAAACACAATTTTAAATGGTTATAAAAATTGTATTTCTCAACAACCACAAATTCTTACACCAAATTATAGTGGTGCTCCAAATGCATCTAATAGTGGTTATATAAAAATAGCAAATAATTTTATAGGAACTGGTTGTCGTAATAATATTGCAGGAAATTATTCATCAATTGTTGGTGGTTTTTCTGGATGTATAGTAAGTGATTATTCTTTTATTGGTAGCGGATGTAATAATTGTGTTACAAATAATTATAATTTTATTGGTACTGGAAAAGACAATACAGCTTCTGGAGGTTATTCGGTAGTATTAGGTGGTTATAGTAATAATACAAATAATAAAACTAATGTTTTTATATTGGGTAATAGCATTAAAGCCTCTTGTGATTGTACTACATATGTAAACAATTTGTCTGCTGGTGGTGTAGGTATGGGAAATATTTCGGGTGCTAGTGTATGTGCAAAAAATTTAACTACAGATAATTTTACTTGTAGAGGTAGTAACATATCAAATATTACACAATTTTATAAACATTGTGGTTCTATTGGTGGATATATTAGTCAACCATCTATTTTACCATATCTTAATTCACTTAGTGATAATAGTACTATAAGTGCAGGTTATAATTCTATTTTAAATGGTAATAGAAATTATACAGGTAATGGCACACTAGGATGCACAAATTATAATACAGTAATAAATGGAACTCTTAATACAATTCTTGCAACATCAATTATATCATCTGTAGGAAGTGGCGGTGCTGCAACACCATATTCAACAAGTAGTATTACTTATAGTAATATAAGCGGATATGGTAATAGTATACTTGGTACTGGTTCTGGTTATTATAATAATAATTCTTGTTATTATCAAGCTGGTGGAGCATTTATAAATAATTCCATTATAAATGGATCTGCTAATTGTATTACAAATAAAAATCTTTCATATACATACAATACCGATACATATTCAAGTTACAATACAATTTTAAATGGATCTCGTAACTGTATTCAATCTTGTTACGGTAATTCTTCAACGTGTAGTAATTTTAGTTCAATTATAAATGGATGTAATAATAAAATTTGCGGAAACTATAATACTATATTAAATGGAAAAAATAATGCTTTAAGCGGAACAAACAATTTTATTTTAGGTTCTAATATTTCAGTAAGTGCAAATAATTATACATTTGTTAATAATATTTCTTCTCAAGGTATAGTGGCTTCTCCCGTTGCTCAATTTGGATCAACTGCTAGTATTGCAACATTAAACTCTGCACCTCTTACTATTATTTCTTCGGCTAGTGGATCAGTATTTAATCAGATTCAAAATATAACACCAAGTGTTAGTTCAAGTACCGATATTTCTCTCTATAATGACGATAATATTAACTATTTGGATTTAGGTATAGCAAGTACAAAATATAATGGTAATTTATATAGTCCTACATTTAATGTAGTTAATGCAGGAGATTCATATGTTTATTCAACAAGTGCCAATCTTGTATTAGGAGCAGCAGCAAGTACAAGCAATTTAACATTTTTTACTGGTGGTACGTTAAACACCAATGAAAGAATGAGAATTAACTCATCTGGTAATTTAGGTATTGGAACAACAACACCAAATACAAAATTAACAGTTTCTGGTAATATTAGTGCTACAAATACTTTATTCGCTAATAATATAAATTTAGGTGCAGGACTTGTCGATAATAATAGTATAGGAGCAGGAGGTTCTATTACTGCCTTTAAAGGTTTTTTTACAAATGGTGGTTATACAAATTTATTTACAACAGGTTTAATTGTAGATTACACAAGTGGATTAGGGCGTATAAGTGTTGGCAATGAATCTTTATCTTTTTATAACAAAGGTATAGGTAATACATCTACGGTATTTATATCAGCTAATGGAAATGTAGGTATTGGAACAACAACACCAAATGCAAAATTAACAGTTTCTGGTAATATTAGTGCTACAAACACAATCTATGCTAGTGCATTAAATATAACATCTGCACCTACTACATTTACTAATCCAGTAACTGCATCTGGTACATTTTTAATAATAAATGTAAATGGAACTAATAAAGCAATTCAACTTTGGGACTATACATTATAATTTATGACAACACAATATACAAATCCATACTACGGAATTTTTTACGGAGCTAAAAATTCAAATCCATTAATAGTCAGTCTTTCTGGCGAATTTAATCAAATCTCACCTCAATTCTTTTTGGCACAAACGGAAATTGAAGTTATAAATAAAGCAAACGATTTAGGTTTAACTAATTTAGATTCTCATCAAAGTATATATTTTAATCTACCTAATGGACATTCAATTGCTAATATTAGAAGAGTAGGTAGTTCAACACTAACAACAATAATAGCAAATACATTTTTTCCTGATTTGTCAGCACAAGATGGTTTACATATTAATACCGTGATTCCATTATCAAGTGTTCCAACAGGAACACCACATGCAATTGTAAGAGATCCTATTGATCGTTTTATTAGTGCATATGCAAAAAAACTCATGGGGGTTCCAAGTAATCTTAATATTGAAGATTTTATTTCTTGGTTAATTAAACAAGATAAAGGAACTTTAAATTGGCACTTTAGACCACAAACAATAATCATAGGTAATTTTGAAAATATAAATTATTATGATTTTAATAAAGGATTGGATACTTTGGGTGCTACAATCGGATTACCAGTTCCTCTTCCAACTATAAATGAAACTGATATAACAAATAAACCAACATTAACACAAGATCAGATAAATATTCTTAAAGATTATTATGCAGATGATGTTGCATTATATCAAAAAATTTCTAATACATAATCATGTCTTTACAGATAGAAACACAACCATTTCAATTTAATAATACTGTTACTGGTTTAAGCAGTGCTGTATTTAATTCTGTTTCTGCTACTTCTATAACTGGTGGTAATAGTAATCAATGGGATACAGCTTATCAATCTGTATCGTCTCAGCCTTATACATTAATTGATTCTACAAGCTCTATACGACCCAAAAGAGGTAATAATACAGCTTCTGCTGTTTATTCATTTGTCGGTGGTGGTAGTAACAATCAAGCTACAGGAGTAGCATCTAATGTTGTAGGTGGTTGTAGTAATTGTGCTAATTATAATTTTACTAGTATTGCAGGTGGTCTTGGTAATTGTGTTACTGGAGATAGTGCCGCTATAGGGGGAGGTGCCTATAATAAAGTATTTGCTAATAGATCTGTTATTGCAGGTGGTTATGGTAATACAGTTTCTGGTTTATACTCTAATGTAGGTGGTGGTAATAATAATAATATTGATATTGGTGGTTTATACTCTAATGTAGCTGGTGGTTATGGTAATAAAATTTGTATTAATAGTAGGAGTTCAACAATAAATGGTGGAGAAAATAATACATTATCACAAAATTGTGCAAGTATTGGGGGTGGAGATAGAAATCGTATTTTAAATGCTGGTTGGTGGTCTGGTATTGGTAGTGGTTGTGGTAATGTTATATACGAAGCTGAATCATATATTGCTTCAGGTATACGTAACACAAATTCAGGATATTCTTCATTTATTGGGGGTGGTGTTTCTAATACTGTAGCTATACCAAACCAGAATCTTACTTCTTATTGGAAACTTGATGAATCAGGAACTGGAACAAGAAATAATTCAATTGGATCTAATCATTTAATACAACATAATACAATTTCATCTACAACAGGTCGTATTGGAAATGGTATTATAGGTAACACTACTGGATGGTTATCTACAACCAGTACTGTTAATCTTTCTGGAGAATTTACAATTAATTATTGGACAATTCCTACTTACAATTCAAATATTCAACAATTTTCTGGACAAGGCTACGGATCATTAAACTTTAATGTAAATTATAATTGTATGTATTATGGTGTTCCAAATGCATATTATCGTTTAAATGTTATTATAGGCAGCCCAACAAACGCTTGGACTATGGCTACTCTTACTAGAGATGTTAATGGTAGAGTACGTATGTATCGAAATGGAGTTTATATTGGACATAAAATAGATAATACAAATTATACAAATATATATGGTGTACTTGCGCAGCCAGATGGTTCATATGCATCGTCTGCAAATGGTGTTAAAATGGATGAACTTGGAATATGGTACAGACCATTATCCGAAGCAGAAATTACATTTTTGTATAATAAAGGTAATGGTGTCACTTATCCTTATGGTAATGATTATGGTTTAACTACTCGTAGTTCTGTTATAGCTGGTGGTCAAGGCAACTATATAGGATCAAACTGCTCATTTATTGCAGCGGGTTCAAACAATTGTATTAATTTAGGTTTGGATAATTCATTTGTTTTAGGATCTAATATAACAGCATTATCAGCTAACTATACATATATTAATAGTCTTGAAGTAACAAATACACCATCTATAATAGTATTAAAAGACTCCACAGGTAAAAGATGGAAAGTAGGAGTTGATACAAGTGGTAATCCAGTAGGTTTGGGAGCCGCTTAATAAATCTTGATTTTTTAAAATTCTTCTATAAAATATAATAATGAATGTAGCTGTAGTTTGTTGTTATTTTAACTATACAGGTAGTGCTTTCAGATATAAAAATTATAATATTTTTCAAAAAAACATTCGCAAACATAATGTTAAGTTATTAACTGTTGAATTTAGTCCTAATGGAAATTTTGAACTTAATAATAGGGATGCTGATTCTTTAATTCAAATATCTGATGGAGATATAATGTGGCAGAAGGAAAGATTACTCAATATAGGAATTGATTTATTGCCTCAAAATACTGACATAGTAATAATTGCAGATACAGATATTATTTTTGGTAAAGAAGATTTTGTAGATGTTTTATGTAAGAACTTAGAACAATATAAAGTTGTTCAGTGCTTTTCTGATACTTTAGTTTTTAATCCATTATTAGAATTAGAAAATATAAATTTTTTTAAATTAAATCATGATTTAACATATAACTTTTGTAATTCTGGTATATCGGTTGTTAGAAATCATCTTATATATAAATCATTTAATAATAAAAGTTCAGCATATGGTCTTGCTTGGGCATTCAGATATGATGTATTAAAGAAAATAAAATTATATGATTATAACATTATTGGTAGTGGGGATAAACTTTTATTTGGTTCTCTTTTTGACTTAAAATTTAGACAGGAAATAGCAGGTGTTAACATAACATCTTATTTAGAATATTGTAATAATGTATTAAATGAAATAAAACCATCTGATATATCTTTTTTAGAAGATGTTACTGTTTATTCAATGTATCATGGAGAATTATATAATAGAGATTATGTAAACAGACACAACATTCTCACATCACATATGTTTGATTCAAACAAAGATTTAATTGATATACCAAATAAACCTTTTAAATTTGCTAATCATGTTTCATTAGATCTTAAAAATGATATAATGGAATATTTTATAAAAAGGAAAGAGAATTTACCTTTACCACCTTGTTTATATTGATGAATTTTATTATTATTGGTACACCTAGAACAGGTTCAACAATGCTTTGCGATTATCTGAATAAACAAACAGATATTAAATGTCACTATGAGATATTTTTAGATACAGGTATAAAATTATCTAGTGAAGATAGTAAAAAGTTTTCTGTTAATCCTCATATTAGTAAAATTAATTTTTTTAATAAACAGTACAAACAAAAAAAAATTACTATTGAGTATTTTAAAATTGCATCTGAAATAGTACAAAATAAATTAAACTTAAATAGATTAACAAATCCTATTCATTTGATTGATATTCTTAAAAAATATAATACAAAAAAATATTTAGGATGTAAAATTTTTTACAATCAAATTGAAAGTTTGCAGAATTTTAATGTAATTGAGTACATTAAAGAAAACAATATAAAAATAATTCATTTAAATAGACAAAATAAATTTTTGCAAGAGTTTTCATATCAAAGAAGAAAACAAACAAATATTGTTACATTAGGACAAAACGAACAACAAATCAAACAAAAAATTATATTTGATGTTAATCTATATTTAGAAAGATCAAAATTATATGATTTTTTATATAAAAAATATGATCAACTTTTTAAAGAAAATAATATAAATGTATTAAATGTTTCATATGAAGAATTTTCTAATAAACAGAAATCAAAAAAAATTAAAGATATAGTTACGTTTATCAACAAACAATTGAGTTTTATAGAAATTCCTGATAATAGGCTTTTGTTTAAAAAAATAAATATTTTTTCTTTACAGGAACAAATAGAAAATTTTGATGAAATCTATTCTTTATTAAAAGAAGATATATTTTTTTTAAAAGCAATAAATATATAATAAATGAAATTTATAATATTTAGTGATACAAGGTGTGGAAGTAATTTAATTAAAAATTTATTAAACCAACAAAACAATGTTTGGTGTCATCCTGAAATTTTTTTAATTAGAAATTTAAATGATATTATTACAGTAGATAATACTCCTCAAAAAATAATTAGTAACTTACATACTAAAAAGTTATTTACAGGATTCAAACTAACTTTTTCCCAAGCGTTAGCTCTCGAAAAGAAATATAATTTTAGTATAGAGGAGTATATAAAAGATAAAAACCTAAAAGTTATTTTTCTGGAAAGAAAAAATAAATTTTTAAAAAATCTCTCTCTACAAAAAGCACGTATAACAAAGCATTTTTGTATTACAGAAACAAACAAACAATTACTGAATAGTACCAATATTAAATTTAATTTTGATGTTGAAAAATATTATTACGAAACGGATAAACGGGAAGCAATACACAAAAAATATAGTACATATTTTGAACAAAATAATATTAGTTTTTTACAAGTATACTACGAAGATTTAATTGAAAATAAATTTAATATTCAAAAAGAATATGAATTTATAACAGAATTTAAAGAAAGGTATAAAAACGTAACTCCCACCATATTAAAACAAAATATATATACTTTAGAAGAACAACTTTTAAATTATAATGAAGTAAAACTTGCCTTGAAAGATGATTTTTGGTTTCAAACAACAATTAAAGAAAAAAATATTTAACAATTAAACAAAAATTGTATAAATAGTATATATGAGTTTAACAATCAATTTACCCAGTAATACTATTACTATAGAAGAATCCGAATTAGCTTTAACATCAATAAGAGATTTACCATCTAAGCAAAGAATTATTGCACATATTAAAAAAGTACCTCTTTCTTTTGTTGTTTGGGATGGTTCCACAGAATATGCAGCAGCAAGTGCTTGGACAAATGAAAGTATACTTGCTCGTGCTACTGAATTGCTTACTCTTAGTGCAGATAGTATTCAGTGGATATATTAAGAGTTTGAGACTCTTTCAATAAATTGTGATTCACATTTTTTAAAATTACCACACTGACTACTGCAAATAGATAAAGGTTCGTTTGTCCATAATTTTGCAATATTATTGAATGAATCTTTGTTGAGAATTTCTTCTAAAGTGTAATCATGTAAACTGTAATAAGAACCAATTTTGTTTTCATATTCTTTACGTTTATCATGCATTGCTTTTTTAGATAATTCAGTCCAACAACATGGAGTTATAATTCCACTTGCTGCTACATATATACTTTTTTTCCTTAAAGATTTACAATCAATATTGTTGCCAGTATTAATCTTTTTTTCTTTATCCTTTATATTTAAACTATATGTTGTAGGCTCTATTGTATGCGTATAAACACCATCACTATCATATACAGCTAAACCAGATCCAGATCCAAAACGATTGGAATGTTTTGGATCAAATTTTTTAAAACCCATACTATAAGCTAATGCTCTACATTCATCTACTTGATGTTCGTTGTGTTTAAAAACAAGCATATACCAAGAAGCAGTTCCACCAGCATCAATAAAAACTTTTGCATTGTGCATAATTTTTTCCCAAACAGTATTAACTCTATAAAGTTTGTTTGTATCTTCTAAACCATCAATAGCAAAAATAACTTCGACGTTAGTTTCTGCAAGTTTTTTCCACCAATTATCATCTCTTGCTCCTCCGTTTGTAAACAATTTAAGATTCATATTCGAATTGTTTTCTCTCAAATATTGAAAAACTTCAACTGTATCCTTTGCCATAACAGCATCTCCTAAATTACCACACATTCTTAATCCTGTTAATTGCTTAACAAAATCCACAGAAAACCATTTTTTAAATAATTCTAATGTTATTTCATCTCGTAATAAATCTTCTTTACCAGACTGAATTAAACGTGTGCGAGAACACATTGGACATCTAGCATTACATTTACTAGTTAATTCAATGTGTATGTCCCTTATGTCTGTTACATTGTACATATAATTATTTAGTATAGCCAAATCCTTGCTGATACCAAGCAAAATTGTTATCAATCCAATCACAAACTTGCTTTCCTAAAATATTATTATAATCAGCAGATAAAGGTTGAACTTTACGTTTAATAGTATGAAGATCAGAAGTTAAACCATAAACTGAATCATCTTCCTTAATAGTCTGTTCAACATTATCGAAGTCGTGTTTAAAAGTTTCTAAATTAAGATACTGATAAACTTTATCCATCTCTCTATCAGGATAACTGGTTAAGTCTTCTGCTCTAATATATAAAACTTCTTTGTTGATTCCCTCTAAGAAAGTTTGTTGAAGTCTCTCCAATGCTAATCCAACAGGTGGCGAAGCAATCCAAGCATCAATTCTCTTGGCAGTAGAAGTTCCTTTCATTTCCGAATGATTCTGTATAGCCTGATGATATTCTTGACTATTTCTGTAGATTTTTTCCATAGAAGAAAAAATACTTTTTAAATTTCTTACCATACAAATCATTTTGGGTTTGTATGGCATAAAGGATTCAAACCAACGATAATGAATTGTTCCTCCACGAGTCTTGATACAAATATTTGGTTTGTCTGTATAAGAATTAGCATATCCTTCTAATCCACCCCAACAAAAACCTCTCCATGTCTTTTTTGCTAAATCATCATTCATTGCTTTAACTTCAAGCGTTGAAGTATAATTCATTCTTGCGCCGTATAGATACTCTAAAACTGGATCGGTTTGGGTTGCATTTATCTCTGGATTTTGATTCAATATACATTGAAACAATGTACTCATGCTACGAGGCATGGAAGAATTAAAAAATATGTTTTTCATTATTATAAATTTAACATGTAAACCAAGTAAATCAAGTTCTATTTGACATGTATCCATAATACGTTATGATAAAAGTATGAAATCTTTAATAGATACATATTTCGATAAAATTTATTACATTAATTTAGATAATGATAAACAACGCAACGAAAATATTTTAAATCAATTTAAAACCTTTAATATAAAAAATTTTCAAAGGATATCAGCAACATCTTATAATCAATTACCACCAAGTTTTAGTTTGTTTAGAAATTTTAACAAGCAAGACACAAAGTATGTTCTTGGTGCATTAGGTTGTAGATCATCTCATTTAAATATTGTAAATGATGCAAAAACAAATTCATACAAGAAGATTCTTATATTTGAAGATGATATAAAATTCTTAAACGATCCTAATGAAGTTCTTCTAAATAATCAGGAAACCTTAAACAAGGATTGGGATTTTTTGTATTTTGGTGGGTTGATCGAATCAATGTTCAGAAATCAAATAGTAACAACACATTCGTATGCAATTTCCAAAAAGGTTTTTGATGACATTATTTATATGGCGGAAGCATCAGGAATGGAAATAGATAATTTCTATGCAAAAATCATGCAGCATATGAGTTACAATTATAATTTAGAAGGAAGATATATCGTAAAGCCACTATTCCCATTTAATTCTATTATTCAAGATAAACAATATGAATCAAATATCAATTAAAATACAATTTTTGGTTGATCGGCAAAGTCAAAAACTAAATCATTTTTTGATCCCAAAAGAGATTCAATAAACTGATCCTTATCAAAAAGATTATTGATATTGTCATATGGACATTCATGAAATTTTCCACCCGTCCAATCTTCTTCTTCTAAGTATGAATCTATTCGATGTCTAAATGATTTTGCGCCAGATGCTAAGATGTTATCGTGTATTTCATGACCAAACACAACGGGGGAATTTGAAATCCATCCAACTGTTGCTTTTTTATTAAATGCAGCAGCAGCATGTTGAACAAAAGAATCAATTCCCAATATTTTATCAGAATGAGCAATGTAGCAAAATAAATTTCTAAAACCGTCAGTAAGTTTTATTGTATTTTGTAATTCGGGCTGATTATCTCTTCGTACATGGAGAATTTTATTAAATTTATCTTTTACAGAATTAACTATTTCTTGAGCAAAAACGGGTGGTAAATCTCTTGACCAAGAATAAGGATGACCTTGTTGCTCTGCACCACCAGATGATTGTATCAATAAGATAGGTCCTTGCTTTTGTAATTGATTTTCTGCAAATAATAATTCTCTTTCGGCTAAGAAAATTTCTGGTTTTTTATCAATACATGGAATATTAAATACGTCACACCAAATTTCAGTTAATGATTTTCTTTTATATAGTAAGTCACCAGAATGATATGGTTCTGATCTTAAAATAACAGACTCTTTATTATCTATATAATCCTCATAAAAATAAGGAATATTTCCAAACCTATAAACTCTATGAATATTTGGATTATGTGCAAATACATCGGGCCATGCTGTTACAACTATAAGTTTATGATCTGGATAAGCAGCTTTAATTGATTTTACTACAGCAGTAGCAACAATATTTTTACCACAACCACCATCAATGTGAAAAATTACGTATTTGTCCATATATAGAATTTATCATAAGTTGTTTTTAAGTCAATATGCTTGATAAATACTTTTTAAGACTAAATATTAAAAATGCCTGATATTTTACCAACAGCACAAAGACAGCCAGATAATGGACAGAGAAACTTTATCCAATCTATCTTATCAAGATTACCATATATACAGGACGCAGTAGATGCAGACGAAGGCAATCCTAGATATGAATTATTCGATAGATTATCAAAGAGACATGAATATAAAGTCATGCAGCAGTCTGTTATTACGGGACCGCATCTTCGTCAAAACGACAATTATACACCAGGCTCATTTGGTTCGGATCACGCTTACCACAAATACATTTATGCCAGTGTAGATACCGATAAGATAAGAAGAATTGCAGAATACCGTAGAATGGCATCGTATGCAGAAATCGGTGATTGCTTAGATGAAATTTGTGATGATTTTTTAAACAAAGACGATGAAGATAAATTTATAAGAATTTCATTTTCTTCTTTTGGAAAGTTGGATTCTTCTCAAAGAAGTGAAATTGAAAGAGAGTTTTACAAGTTCATTCAGGTGTTTGATCTTGAGCATAAAGGTTGGGGGTATTGCAGACAATTATTAGTTGAAGGAGAAATTTTCTTTGAAAACGTAGTCCATGAAAAGAAAAGAGATTTGGGTATTATCGGTGTGTTAAACATACCTGGTGAACTAATCAATCCAGTTTATGATAGCGTTCAGAATAATGTAATTGAAAATTTCATTTTCTCAAAACCAATTAATTTACAGCAAAATCAAGCTGGTAGCAACAACCCAACTCAACCACAGCAGATGAATAATTCACCTGCAAATGCAATGCAGCAGCAATTGGTAACATTCCAAGGAAACCAAATTACTTATGTTAATTCTGGAATGTGGAACGAGGACATGACCATAAAGATTCCCTTTATAGAAAATGCTCGTCGTGCTTATAAACAGGTATCACTCCTTGAAGATGCAGTTGTTATCTATCGTATGGTTCGTGCACCAGAACGTTTAAAATTTAAAATTGATGTTGGTAATATGCCACCAGCAAAAGCAGAAGCTTATCTTAGACAACTTATGCAATCGTATTGGTCAAAGAAGACCTATGACTCCCAGAGTGGCAAGGGCGCAGGTAATGTTTATGATCCACAGTCCATGTTGGATTCTTTCTGGTTTGCCAAAAGAGCAGGAGAAAGTGGCAGTGATGTGGAGTTATTAAATGGTGGAGCAAACCTAGGAAAGATAGAAGATTTAACATACTTTGTAAACAAACTTTATAAGAGTCTTAAAGTACCATTAACTCGTATGAATCCCGACGAAGGATATAAAGATGGCGCAGAAATTTTAAGAGAAGAATTGCGTTTTGCAAAATTTATTGTTCGTGTCCAAGGTCAATTTACAAAGGCATTTAAAGATTCATTCATAACTCACCTTAAACTTCGTGGATGGTGGAATGAATATAAATTACACGAGTCGTATTTTGATACCCACTTCAATCCTCCATCCAATTATTTTGCGATGAGAAAAAATCAAGAGTTTGAGTTGAAATATAACAATTTTAATAATCTATCTCAGAACGAATCAATGTCTAAAACATTCTGTCAAAGACATTATCTTGGTCTCAATGATTCCAAAATATCTGAAAACATGGAATGGCTCAGAAAAGATGCAGCACTTACTTGGGAGCTTGCACAAATCAGTCAGACAGGTCCTAACTGGAGAGAGCACCTAGAAGCAGCAGAAGAGGCATCAGGAAGCCTCGGAGCAGAAGCAGGAGCACCACCAGCAATAGGTGGTGGTGGTGGCGCATCAGCAATACCAGATTTCGGAACACCGCCAGCAACAGGAGCAGAAACACCAGCAGCAGGGGTAGAAACACCAGCAGCAGGGGTAGAAACACCAGCAGCAGGAATAGAAACACCAGCAACATAATAGTGTATGGATCATTTTATCATAAACGCTAGACCTAGGCTATATGATGTCTATCCATCTACAATTATATTACAATCTGCATTATCTCCTACAGAAACAAATCTTTATATAAATGTTCTGGGAGCTAATTTCATTAATGTTAGAAATGTTTATTTAAGTGGATCAAACCCAAATATACTTCCAAATACTACTAGTTATTTTAATCCGTTTTCAGCAAATCATTTATCCGCATTAAATCCAGGTTTTAATGCCTCATTAGTAACAAATTACACTATCGAAAATAACAATTATATTGTACTTCATGCACCTGAAATTTTTAATGCATCTGGGTTTGTTGATGTATTAGTAGAAAACGAAGCTGGATATGGTGTTCTTTCAAGAGATAGTTATGTTCCATTTTTAAGCACATATAAAGATGCGGTTAATATACAAAAACAGTGTATTTTAGGTATTTTTGTACATTCTCCTGATAATCTTTCACAAGGAGAAAAAATATTACAAGATTTCCAAATTAATAACAATATTATCTTTCAAGAACAAACTTATTCTTGATAATAAATATTAATCCCGAATTGATATTTTTTTAAGATAAATATAGGGTAATGAGTTACGCCATACCCGATCAGAGAACAAAAGAAACTTGGAAAGGAATACCAAGTTTGACCATCTATAGAAATGCTTCATCACTAGACTTAACTAATGCATACATTGAAATGCAGGTTAGAACTCAATATGATGCTCCAGCAGTAATAACTTTCTCTTCTACTAATGGTGGTATAATCATATCTAACCCAACACAAGGGTTTTTTTATTTTCCACCGCAGGTAATTAACGCTCCCATAGGTAATTATGTATGGGATTTAAAGGTAACACTACAAACTGGTGAAATTAAAACATTTTGGTCAGGAACTTGGAAAATTAACCCAACTATAACAAAATCATGAGCGACCCATATGTAACAGTAGACAACGATACAATAGTAATTTACGATAATAATGTAAATACGGTAAATGGCTATTCTGGAACCGTAATTTTAACAAAAAATGATATGGGATTAAGCGCAGTAAACAATACTAGCGACTTAAATAAACCAGTTTCTCTAGCAACACAGACAGTTTTTAATCAAATATCTGGTGTTGTTTCTAATTATCCAAATTGGAACAGTGTTTATAGTTCATATTTTTCACAATCTTCTATTTATATTACTTTTGTTTCTCAATCGGCAAATAACGTTTCCGTTTACAGTGATGTTAATCTTTTAAGTTCTTTATGGCAAGCTGCTTATACTTTCGTAAATTCAAGTAGTAGCATTCAAGGCTATCAAAACCAAGTTACAACATTTGTTGTAAATAATTCATCAAATATCAATAATGTTGATACATTAGTAATTAAAACTAGTGCAAATTGGAATTCTGTTTATAGTAATGTTAATGGATTAAGTTCAGCTTTTTATAATCAATCAGCAAATAATCTTTCTGTCTATAGTCAGGTTAATAATTTAAGCACAAACTGGAATTCTGTTTACAGCACTTTTGGAACTCAATCAGCAAACAACCTTTCTGGTTACACTACAATTGGAACTCAATCAGCAAATAACCTTTCTGTTTACAGTAACGTTGGTTCTTTAAGTACAAACTGGAATTCTGTTTATTCAAACTTTGGTAATCAATCGGCAAATAACGTTTCTGGTTACACTACAATTAACGGATTGAGTGCAAATGATAAATCTGTCTATAGTCAGGTTAATAGTTTAAGCACAAACTGGAATTCGGTTTATTCAACTTTTGGAACACAGTCAGCAAACAACCTTTCTGTTTATAGTAACGTTGGTTCTTTAAGCACAAACTGGAATTATGTTTACAGCACCTTTGGAACACAGTCAGCAAACAACCTTTCTGTCTATTCAACTTTTGGTACACAGTCAGCAAATAACCTTTCTGTTTATAGTAATGTTAATAATGTTAGTTCAAACTGGAATTCCGTTTACAGCACCTTTGGTAATCAATCGGCAAATAACGTTTCTGGTTACACGACACTTAATGGATTAAGTGCAAATGATAAATCTGTCTATAGTCAGGTTAATAGTTTAAGCACAAACTGGAATTCGGTTTATTCAACTTTTGGTAGTCAGTCGGCAAACAACCTTTCTGTCTACTCAACCTTTGGCACTCAGTCAGCAAATAATCTTTCCGTTTATAGTACTTTTGGAACACAATCAGCAAATAATCTTTCCGTTTATAGTGATGTCAATAGTTTAAGCACAAACTGGAATTCTGTTTACAGCACTTTTGGAACACAATCAGCAAATAATCTTTCCGTTTATAGTGATGTCAATAGTTTAAGCACAAACTGGAATTCTGTTTACAGCAATGTTAATAATGTTAGTTCAAACTGGAATTCTGTCTATTCAACCTTCGGTAGTCAGTCAGCAAATAATCTTTCTGTTTACAGCAATGTTAATAATGTTAGTTCAAATTGGAATTCTGTTTACAGCAACGTTAATAATTTAAGCACAAACTGGAATTCGGTTTACAGCACTTTTGGAACACAGTCAGCTAACAATCTTTCTGGTTACACGACACTTAACGGATTAAGTGCAAATGATAAATCTGTTTATAGTCAGGTTAATAGTTTAAGTTCAAATTGGAATTCTGTTTATTCAACTTTTGGGAGTCAGTCGGCAAATAACCTTTCCGTTTATAGTAATGTTAATAATACTAGTGCAAATTGGAATTCTGTTTATAGTTATACAAACATAACATCTGGTATTCAACCATATACTGTTGTTTTTCCAAACTCATCAATTCAACCACATTATGGTTCAAATACTTCTACAGGATCATATTCGTTTATTGCTGCTGGAGTTAACAATTCTACGTCACTTTCTAATACATTTATTTTAGGATCTAATATAATAGCTATTTCTGCAAATTATACATATGTAAACAATTTAAGTTCAGTTGCTGCAATTAATACAAACACTTTAACTGTTGCTGGCGAATCTGATTTTGCAACAATAACAGAAACTTTAATAAGTCCTGTTATTGCATCAAATATTTTAAATTTAAATTTAGCAAGTGGAACATTTTTCAAAACAAATCTTACAAGTACAGTTTCAGTAAACTTTAATAACCCACCTCCAGCAGGTAAAGTTTTTTCATTCACTTTACAATTTGTTGCCAATGGTTCACAGTATATTGTAACATGGCCCGCTTCGGTAAAATGGTCGGGTGGTATTGTTCCAACTATTACTTCAACTAATGGAAAAATTGATACATTATCATTTTTTACTACCGATGGTGGAACTTCATATTTTGGATTTTTAGCTGGACAAAATGCCTAATCATGAGTTTTCTTTTTAGAAAAATAACTACAAATGTCAACACCTCTAACAAATTATTGTATTTGTGGGGTAATGATTTTTATGGTCAGTTGGGTAATTTAGATTCCACATTTCCAGAAAACGTAAACAATTCTCAATGGAATGATATAAGCGTAGGTGGTTCTCATATGGCTGCTATCGATAGTAGCGGATACCTGTGGACATGGGGATCAAACGATGCTGGTCAACTTGGCAATTCAACCACTATAAGTTCTAATATTCCAATTAAAATTGGATCTCAAACATGGTCAAGTGTTAAATGTGGTTTAGACAATACCCTAGCAATAAGATCTGATGGATTATTATTTTCTTGGGGATCTAACAGTTTAGGAAAACTTGGAGATAATACAATTCTTGATAAATCTTCTCCAGTTCAAATTGGTGCAAATACTTGGGGAGATATTACCTGTGGTGCATTTCATACTGGGGCAATAAGAAGTGATGGATCTTTGTGGACATGGGGTATCACACAATTTCAAGACGGACCAACAGGAGCCTCACAAAGTTCACCAGTTCAAATTGGATCAAACACATGGAAAACTTTAAGTTTTGGTGATTTACACGGTCTTGCAATAGACACAAATAATTATTTGTGGGCATGGGGTTCAAATGAATTTGGACAATTAGGCGATGGAACAGGAACTCTTCAAATTCTTCCAATTCAAATTGGTTCATTACAATGGTCTAAAGTTGGTGCTGGTGCATCACATAGTAGTGCCATTCGTTCCGATGGATATTTGTTTACTTGGGGATTTAATAACAATGGACAACTTGGTGACCAGACAACAACAACAAGATTTTCACCTGTTCAAATAGGTTCATCTACCAATTGGACACTTTCAAAAGCTGGACAGTATCATACGGAAGCAATTAACAATGGATATCTCTTTACTTGGGGATTTAATTCAAAGGCGCAAATCGGTGACGGAACTCTCATAACAAGATCATCTCCAGTTCAAATTGGAACATATTCAAATTGGAATAAACTTGGTGCTGGTAGTTATAATGGTGCTGGTATACTCAGTACGGGTTCTCTCAAAACATGGGGATCTAATAAATTTGGACAGCTTGGTAGAAATTACAATCAGTCATTACCAGTTCAACTCGGATCATTATCATGGAGAGTGATAAAATCTGGAGGGTATCATAGTGTTGCGATTCGTTCAGACAATAAATTATTTACATGGGGATATAATCAAAGTGGACAACTTGGTACAAATGATATTTCTGATAGATCATCACCCGTTCAAATAGGAACAGGAAACTGGTTGAATGCAAGTGCAGGATTTAAACACACAGTTGCTATTAATAGCAATGGTATTTTATTTGCATGGGGATTAAATTCAAACGGTCAACTTGGAAATTTTTCAACAGATAATACATCATCCCCTATTCAGGTTAATTCCAACGTTTGGTCTGAAGTACACAGTGGAAAATTTCATAATATAGCAATAGATTCAAACAATCTTTTATATGCTTGGGGGCTTGGGCAACAAGGACAGTTAGGAAACAGTGCAACATCTAACGTAAGTAGCCCCGTTCAAATTGGTGCGGATAAATGGACTACATCAGAAGCTGGTGGGTATCATTCGGGAGCAATAGATACAAATAACCATTTAAAAACATGGGGGTCAAACAACTATGGTCAGTTGGGAACAAATGACAGTATAACAAGATCTTCTCCAGTTCAAATTGGTACTAATACTTGGTTGGCACTTAGTTTAGGTGGTAATCATACATTGGCAACTCTTACAAATGGAAATCTATTTGCATGGGGATTAAACAATTTTGGTCAGTTGGGAAACTCTAATACAATAAATAAATCTAGTCCAGTAGCAATAGGTAATTTATCTTGGTCAAATATAAGTGCTGGTAATTTACATTCCGCAGCAATAACAAGCGACATTTTATATGCATGGGGTAAAAATGATTCTGGTCAATTGGGTGATGGTACAACCACAAACAAATCCTCACCTGTAATAGTTGGTAATAACAAATGGTTTAATGTAAATGCTGGATTATCTCATACTAGTGGATTATCAATTTAATTGCAAAATAGATACTTTGTAGTATACTATATTGATGCATCTCATAGATCAACAGCTTAACTTAATGGTAAGAGGTAGATTTCGTGAAGCATGGAAAATTTCTCAAAAATTAGAGAAACAAGACCCTAACGATTTGAGACATAAATTTAACAGGGGATGGTTTTTAATTAACCAAGGCAAATTACAGGAAGGGTTTCAATCATTAGAAGCAGGTAGATTTTTAAATGTTTATGGTAATAGAAAAATACCAACTGACAAACCTATTTGGGATCAAGAAAATTTAAAAAACAAAACGGTGATTTTAAATCTTGAAGGTGGATTGGGAGATCAAATTATTCATGTAAGGTTTGCACGGGATATTAAAAACAGAGGTGGTAAATGCCTGATATGTTGTGACCCAAGTTTAAAAAGTTTGCTATTGAGAGTTGATGGTGTGAAGGGTTATGTGAATTATAATGATATTAAAACTACAAAACACGACTATTGGATTCCTTCGTTTAGTTGTTGTTGGTTGTTTGGTTATGATTTTAAAAACCTACCAAATAAACCTTATATAAAACCAAATAAACAAAGTGTTTCTCAGTGGGCAAATTTAATAAATTCAAACAAATACAAAGTTGGTATTAGGTGGAGTGGAAATACAAAATTTGAACATCAACAATTTAGGATATTTCCACCTAATAAATTAATTGATCTTAAAAAATATAAACATATACAATTTTATTCTCTCCAAAGGGATACAGATACGATGGAATTACCAAATGATATTACTGACTTGCAACATCTATTAATTTCATGGGAAGACACAGCAGCAGCTATTAAAAATTTAGACTTAGTAATAACTTCTTGCACAAGTATTGCTCATTTAGCAGGTGCAATGGGCATACCAACATGGGTAATAACTCCAATATTACCATATCATATTTGGGCATATGGAAAAGATAGTAGTCCTTGGTATGAGGATAATGTTAAGATTTTTAGACAAAAAACATTTAGTAAATGGGAAGAAACTTTTACAAAAATAGAAAGCGCACTATTAAAAAAATTCAAGTTGAAAAAACCAAAAAATCTATTAAGTTAAACATATGAAGACTTTACATTTTGTTGCTGGATTACCAAGAAGCGGTGCAACAATGATGATAAACATTTTAAAACAAAATACTAAAGTTGATGGTGTTTCAGTAAGTTCACTTGCATCAGTTTTAAATGCAGTACAAAGCAATTGGAATAATATTGAAGCAAATAGAGAATATCCCAATGAATACGCTCGTTTAAACGTTTTAAAGGGCATTCTTGAAAGTTATCACAAAACATCCACAAAGGATATTATATTTGATAAAGATAGAATGTGGATTTCAAAAATCCCACTTTTGGAAAATTTACTTCAACAAAAAGTGAAAATCTTATGCCCAGTTAGAAATCCAGCAGAGATTCTATCATCATTTGAACGAATAAGGAAAGATAATCCAACAAAATTAGTTGCACCCGAATTAAACGGTGCAAATACAGTTGCAGCCAGAGCAATGTATTATTCTTCCCCTGATGGTATCCTTGGACTAAGTCATGCAATGTTAAAAGATGCACTTATAACAGGATATGAAGATCGTTTACTTTTTGTGGATTACAATCTATTTTGTAATAATCCAAAATCACAACTTAAAAGAATTTATAACTTTTTTGAACTTCCAAAGTTTGAACACAATTTTCAACAAATTCAACAAACAGAAGTTTATAATGACTTGGCAACCGATTTACCAAACCTACACAAGGTTAAACCACAATTAGAAAAAACCACAACAAATTGTGTTGAATACATAGGTTTAGATTTATATCAACAGTATAACAGTCAAATATTTTGGGATGCTTTAATCTAAACTAGATTAAAAAAAGATAAGTACTGTTAATGGATACAGTACTACCAAATAGTTTTCACGGTTCAATGACCTTTTCACCAAAGGTTACCACTTATGATCTTTTAGCTCAAAGAATAAGAAGAGTAATGGGTGAGCCGTTGGTTCAGGTTGAATTATCAGCGGAACAAATTTATGAAAACATCGATTTAGCATGTGAATTCTTTACAAAATTTGCAGGTACAACCGAAGAATATCTAATCTTCAGATCAGATTTATACCAAACTGGTGTTGGGTTGAGAATTGACAAATTAATTAATATCACACCTGATATGTACAATTCTACAACGCAAACCCCAGCGGTTAGCACAATGCAAACTGGCAATTCTACATTTTCTCCTGTAGCTAGTGCATTAAAAAATTCCGCAGGGTGGGATTATGATATGAATCAATATAGAAAGGTAATTGATGTCTTTTCATACGAAGAAGGAAACAATTCTGGCGTGAATACACTTTTCACCATTGAACATACAATTGCACAGCAAGCATACTTTGGGCATTTACTAGGTAATGTTGGTTATGATCTTATCACTTGGCAAGCACTTAAAACATGGATCGATACCCGTGAAAAACTTTTGGCATTAAAACCATATCTTAGATTTAACGCAGATAATCAAATTTTAAAAATCATCCCAGAACCAAATTTCTTATTATCACCATATTACGGGTTAATTGGATGTAGAGTTCAAAAAGCAATTAAAGATATCGTAAGCCAGTTATGGGTTTATAGATATACATTGGCACTTTGTAAAATAACTCTAGGACACGTTAGAGGAAAATATGCTGGAACTAATTTATTTGGAAATCAAACCGTTAATTATGCAGATTTACAACGTCAAGGCGAGAAAGAAAAAGATGATTTAGAAAAAGAAATAGTAACGGATATGATCGATAGAGATCCTATTCACTTTTTCTTGGGATAATCTTAATTGATTATCTTAGTGTTTTAAAATGAACCACTACTTCATTTGAGACTCAAATGAACAACCATGAAAAAAAACCAAAACTACACACAGGGCATATATCAACCACTAAACCCCTTAAAATACAAAGGAAGCATACCCATAATATACAGATCAAAACTTGAATTAATTTCAATGAGATATTTGGATAAGAATAATAATATATTAACATGGGGAAGCGAGTCTGTTGTAATACCATACCAATCACCAAAAGATGGAAAAGTACACAAATACTTTGTTGATCTCGTAGCCACATTAAAAGATAAAACTGGAAAAATTCAAAAACTATTAATTGAAGTTAAACCAGAAAAGCAAACAAGACCCCCAACTATAACTAACAAAAAAAAGCAATCCACCATGCTTTACGAAAAAGTCACATGGGCAGTTAATCAGGCTAAATGGGACGCTGCTAGGCAATGGTGTAAAAAAAATGGATATACTTTTTTAATTCTTAATGAAAAACACCTTAATTAGTATAAATAAAAGACTAAGTAATTAATATATGAGTAACGTTTATAATCTTTTGGTCGAGCAACCTACATATGAATTAAAGTATTTGGTTGAAGAACAAAATCGTAATTCACCTTCAAACATGTACATTAAAGGACCGTTTCTAATGGCTAATGAAGCAAATCGTAACAAGCGTGTATATCCATTGGAAGAGATGGTCAGAGAAGTTGCTCGTTATGATAAAGAAATGATCAAAGGCAACCGTGCAACAGGCGAACTCAATCACCCATCATCTCCTGAAATCAATTTAGAAAGAGCCTGTCACATTGTTACAGAATTAAAGCAAGATGGAAATATATTTGAAGGTAAATCAAAAATTCTTTCAACACCTGTTGGTCAAGTTGTTCGTTCATTAATTATGGATGGAGTAAAACTTGGCGTTTCATCAAGAGCACTTGGAAGAGTTGATCAAGAAAATGGAGTTGGTAAAGTTTCTGACTTTAGACTTGTAGCAATTGATGTTGTTGCTGATCCTTCTGTGCCAACTGCATTTGTTAACGGTATATTAGAATCCAAACAATGGGTGTTAAAAGACAATGGTGAACTCGAAGCATTTTATGAAAAGTTTGAAAAAAGTATTTCAAATCTTCCTTTAAAAAACAAAGATGCATATCTTCGTGAACAATTTGTTGCATTCATTAATGCATTAAAAAGTTATTAATTGTAACATTTTAGGATAAGTAATAATACACATATGGATATTCGTAAATCAATAAAAAACTTTTTAGCACAAGTTTGTGCAAGAGATTACGCACAAGCTAATAAATCACTCAATCAAATTGTTGAGGCAAAAGCCACCAAGCAGATTGAAAAAGTCATAGACAAAAAGGATACTAAAAAGTCAGACTCAAAAAAATCAACTTCAAAAAAGTCAGATCCCAAAAAGCCAGTATCCGCTAAACAAGCGGCTTTCTTAAAGAAAATTGGAGTAACTAAAAAAGTTTCTAAAAAAGGGAACAAGTAAGGATAAGTTATTATAACATAATATGAAGAATTTCAAAGCCATCTTAGAAAACTTAGACAAGAGTGTAATCTCCGAAGAAACAGCAACAGCAATCGCTGAAGCATTTGAAGCTGCTGTAAGCGAAAAAGTAGAATCAAGATCAGCACTCCAAGTTGAAAATGCTCTTTCACAACAAGACGAACAACATGCAGTTAAGTTAGAAAAACTTTTAGAGGCTATTGATAGTGATCATACCGAAAAACTTCAAATGGTTGTTAATTCAATTAATGAAGATCACACAAGCAAATTAGAAAAGCTTGTTAATTTTTACCGCAAGGCTTTAAATGAAAAGGCAGAAGCTTTTTCAAATAAAATGATTGATGACGTTAGTAACTTCATCGATATAGCATTGGAGAAGGCTTTACCAAAAACTCAATTACAAGAAGCTGTAGAGAACACATATGCTCGTACACAGCTTGAAAAAATCCGTCAGATCGTTGGATTTAATCCAGAATCAATTAATTCTGGAATTAAGACAACAATTGCTGAAGGTAAAAGAACCATTGATAATCTTAATGAAAAGATCAATGAGTCTTATAAAGAAAATGAAGCTCTCATAGGAAAGCTTAAATTAGTTGAATCTACTATTATTCTTGAACAAAAAACCAAGGGTATGCCATCAACTAAAAAAGATTTTATTGTTAAATTGTTAAACGACAAAGACAGTTCTTATATTGAAGAGAATTTTAATTATGTTGTTGAGATGTTTGAGCGTAGCGAACAAGAAGCTACGTCTGAACTTGTTACGGAAGCAAAGCTTTCTGCTAAAACCAGAGACGCTAAGATTCCTGTAAGTTCAGTAGTTACCGAATCGGTAGCTAATTCTAATGAGGGATTTTCCCAAGTTAGCGGATATCTGAGTGAGTTAAAGAAATCTGAATCTTATAGAAGTTAAATTCTATAAATTCTGAATTATTTAACAATCACAGTATTCTATTCCATAGGAGTAAACAAAACAAATGAAAAACGTTAATCCAGCCACAGGCTACATTGATCGTTCTCGTGCACAGCAGTTAGTTGAAAAGTGGGCCCCAGTTCTTGATTACACATCCGATAAGGTTGCTGCAATCGAAAACGAGCACTCACGCTTAACTACTGCTATTCTCATGGAAAATCAGGAGCGTTGGTGCATCGAAGAGGCAGGAGGAAATGTCTCTGGTGGTATCTACGGTGGTGCTTCGGGAGTCTTCGGAAACCCAGGTGCTGCATCTTCTAATTTTTCAGGAGATCGTTATGCTGCTGGTGATAGTCGCTTACCAAAGGTTCTTATACCGATGGTTCGTCGTACTTTCCCAGAGCTTATCACAAACGAGATCGTTGGTGTACAGCCAATGAGCGGACCAGTCGGACTTGCATTTGCTCTTCGTTACAAATATGAGGCAGATAGTTTAGGTGTCAACGGAATCGACGGGTATAGTACAGGACTCACAACAAGTGACGTTAATGGAAACCCCCGTACAGCTTCCGATGGACAGGAACTAGGCTATCAATACTTAGATACAAGATTCACAGGCACAAGTGCAGCCCAGCTTTCTGGGTTAGCAAACAACGGATCTGATTTCGACATGGTCGGAGCAGATCAAGGTATTGCAGCACTTTTAAGTGACTATGAATTAACTGGTAACATCCCACAGGTTGTTGTTCAGTTCAGCAAGACAGCAGTTGAGGCTGGCACACGCCGCCTTGCCGCTCGTTGGTCAGTTGAACTTGAACAGGATCTTAAGAACATGAACGGACTCGACATCGACTCTGAATTAACTAACGCAATGAGTTATGAAATTCAGGCAGAAATCGACCGTGAAATGGTTATCCGTATGATCCAAGTATGTCTCAATGCTGGAGGCCCAACAGGCTCTGGCATTTCTGCAACAGCAGGTAACGGATTCTCGTATTGGTACGCCGCTTCAGCTGACGCACGTTGGTTGGGCGAAAGAAATCGTGATTTCTACAGTAAGGTAATTGTCGAGGCTAATCGTGTCGCAATCCGTAACCGTAGAGGTTCTGCTAACTTCATCATTGCTACACCTCGTGTGTGTGCAATTTTAGAAATGTTACCAGAATTCCAGTGGATGCCAGTTAACGGCAACGTTAACACGCAGCCAACAGGAATCGCTAAAGTTGGTACTCTCGGAGGACGTTTTACCGTCTACCGTGATACCCGTACAGATGCGCAGTATCTTTCAGGAGCAAGAACAAATCAGGTTGAGTACGCCCTCTTAGGCTACAAGGGAACCGAATACTATGATACAGGTATTGTATATTGCCCATACATCCCAGTTATGATCCAACGCACAGTTGGTCCTAATGACTTTGCACCACGTGTAGGTCTTATGACTCGCTACGGCGTAGTTGATCATATCTTCGGTGCATCTTTATACTATCACATGATCATAGTTAAGGGTCTCGGACAAAACTTTGCAGGTAACGGCGCAGTCGCCAACTACCTCTAAGTTTAGTTCAGCTAAAGAAAAAGTTCGCCCCAATCCAGATTGCTATGGGTTGGGGCATTTTCTTGCCCAAATTCTTTACAAAACCTCTTCATTTGTTAATAAATGTATAGGAAATGTAATTTTTATTTATATAAATTATTTAAAATCAATAATTTATATTATCTTCCCGAAACCAATTTCGGGAACATCAATTTTCTTTAGAAAACTCAGCATCAACAATCTCTAATGGTTGTTTTTTTGTTGATTTAGGATTAAAAATTTGAGACATAATTTCATCTCTCGTTGCAATTAATACGTTTGTAGTGTTAGGTAATTGTGGTCTGTCTGCATTAGCGGCAATTTCCATTCTCTTAACTTCAATGTTATTTTTACTTTGTTTGTTTTGAATATTAATTTTATTAAGTTGATCAAGTGCTTTTGTTGCTGAATTAATAAGCTGTGACAATGCTGATATTTCTCTTGGGTCACTACCAGTTAAAACATTATCCTTTAATGCTTGAACAGCACCAAGTGTTGATTCAACTAATGATGCTGATTTCTTGTACACATAATCCCCAACATTCTCATCAGTAAGTTCCTCTAATGGTTCTGGTTCTGGTATAATTGTTTTGGCAGGAACTGCATCTGCCTTTAATTGATCTATAATTGAATCTATTTCGTTATCGCTTGACATGTAAGTATATTTACCTATATATTTATATATGACAACAACAATAACAATACAAAACGTTGGAACTTTTACTATTCCAACTTCAAGAGTACACGAAATCATTAACTGGATTAAATCTGCACAGGTTATAATGCCCCAACAACAAACAACGGAAATGCTTTCTAGCCATACTCAAAGTGATGGTAGAACTTTGATAAACGGTTGACATTTTCAAAATATCCTCTATCATTGAGGGTATGAGTTTGTATAATCAATTATGGGTCGAAAAATACAGACCCAAAATTTTGCAAGATTTGGTATTGTCTGAAGAGAATTCAAAGTTTTTTTCAACTATAGACGAAAATACTCCACATTTGCTTCTACATGGTAATGCTGGAACAGGTAAAACAACTCTTGCCAAGATCTTAGTTAATGATGTATTGAAATGCCAATATCTTTACATTAATGCATCAGATGAAAATGGCGTAGACACAATAAGAAACAAGGTAATTTCTTTTGCGCAAACCTCATCACTTGATGGTAAAAAGAAGGTAATCATATTAGATGAATTTTGTGGTACGTCAGGGGAAGCTCAAAGGATCTTGAGAAGCGTAATGGAAGAGTATTCTAATACCACTAGATTCATTTTAACGGCGAACTATATTAATAGAATCATTGAACCCATACAATCTAGGTGTTTGAGGTTTAAGATACAACCTGATATAACTGATTGTATTAAAAGATGCAGTTATATTCTTAAATCTGAGAATATAACTGTAGATGAGCAACAAAAGATTACTTTGGTAGAACATATCAAAAAACACTATCCTGATTTAAGGAGGATTATCAATGATTTACAGAGATTTTCTGCTTCAGGTGCACTGACAATTAAAGAGTCTGATGATATTAAGAATTTGGCAAAGAAAGTATATACCAATTTGACATGTAAAATCGATTCTATTGAGATACGAAAGATCGTCATAGAAAACGAAAGAAGTTTTGCTGGAGATTATCAGACTCTTATGAAAGAAATTATGGATTTCTTCTATAATTCGGCAAATATAAAGGACGATAAGAAGAAAAGAATCTTACTTGATATAGGCGAACATTTATATAGAGACAATTTCGTAGTAGATCACGAAATTAACTTCTTTTGTTGCCTAATGGCTATCGAGAATATTTTTTAAGCTTTGTAGGTTTAGCATATACTGCACCACTAGCAGGGGATGCAGGGATTGCAGTATTAGTTAAAGGTAACTCATCATCAGAAGGACGATTATTAATAGTAATGTCAATTTTAACTGGTTGAGCTTTCTGATCACCAATAGGAAGCTCGTACTTATTTGGTGTTCCTTGAACTGGAGGAAGATTATTTCCAAACTTTAAAACTTCAAGTATTTCAAAACTAGCAGGAACGGTGAATTCTCCTAACTCTGTAGGAACTGATACACTTCTAGGATCTTGCTTTAAAATTAAGTAAGCCATACCCGCACCTTCATTATCATTTGCGTCCTTTACATCCTGCATTGCACCATGACCAACAACTCTTTTGATAAAGAAGAAATAATTTCTTTCGATTAAATCAGTAATCCAATTAACAAAAACTTCATCACCACTATAATGGTTGATAAAATAATTGCTTTTTAGAAATGAAGGTTTAAGTCTTACTGGACTACCCTCACGGAATCCACCATTTGAGTAATGTGAAAAGGCTGTTTCTAAAAGTGTATCAAATTTATTAAACTTGGTCATATGCTATAAGTATATTTACACTTGTCATGGCAACAATCGACCTAAATAATTTAATTCAACCAAAAAAAGTTAATTCACCTAATACTTTAAATAGTAATCAAGTTACCATTACTAGTCCAGTTTATAAAGATTTGCACTTGGATCTTTCTTTTTCTAATAATGTTGGATTAGGAGATAAACCAGCACAAGGTGGTGATATATCTGTAGATACTGATATTCAAGCTGTTAAAAACTCAATAAGAAACCTTTTTACAACCATGAAAGGTCAAAAAGTTTTAGATCCCAATTTTGGTTGTTCTTTAGAATCATTTTTATTTGAGCCAGTTAGTGAATTAGGTGCACAAGCAATAGGAAACTTAATATATGATGGCATAACACAATATGAACCAAGAATCACAGTTTTACAAGTTTATGTTGTACCAAATCAAAACAATTCACCATCATATAATTTAGATGGTAGTCAACTTTCAGTATTTGTAAGAAACAACAATACAATTTCAAAAAATCCAACTGCATCTTATGGCGAAGGTTATGCGATAAGTGTATTTTATCAATTTAAAGATTTACCAAACAAGGATGTTATCACTATTCTTGCTCAAATGGGAGGACAAGTGATAGTTTAAGATAATTATTAATAATGGCTAATAACAATTCATACATTTCTTTTGACGGTACTAGTATAAGAGATCTAATAGTTCAAAGACTAAACGAAGGACAGATATTCACCGATCAAAATTATCAAGGATCAAATTTATCTGCATTGATAGACGTAATAAGCTATACTTTCAGTACACTTTTATACTATTTAAATAAAACATCATCAGAAAGTTTGTTTTCAGAAGCACAAATCTATGAAAACATGAATAGAATTGTAAAACTTTTAAATTATAATCCTGTTGGTAAAGTTACACAAACTGTTGGGTACAATATTAACTCAAAAACTAATTTACCAGCTGGAAATTATATAATACCTAGATACACATATTTAAGTGTTGGTGGAACAAGTTTTTCGGTTAATAATGACATATATTTTACAAATACTGCTGACGGGTTAATTCATTTACAGAATCAAATTTCTGATTTATTCTTATACCAAGGACAGTTTCAAGAATATCCAACTTATAATGCATTAGGTAATAACAATGAAGTTTTATATTTAAATTTAGGCACATCAACTTATATTGATCATTTTAATATTTTTGTTTATGTAAAGGATATTAATACTGGTACTTGGTCACAGTGGTCACAGACTCAAAATTTATTTTTAAATAAATCAACTGATAGAGTTTATGAATTAAGATATAACCCAAATCAAAATTATGAAATTAAATTTGGTGATAATATTAATGGCAAATCTTTAAATATAAATGACAATGTAATTGTTTATTATCTAAATTTAGATCCCGATGCACAAACTATAGCTGCAAACACTATAAACACTAGTAGTTTAATTCCATATAATAGCATTAATTTTTCAGAAATCCAAAATGATATTTTAACTAGTTCTCAAATTTCATCTTTATTAACAAGTGATCAAATCAAGTATATTTCGTTATCTAATGAATATCCATCAAATCCTTATTCACAAGAAGAAAGCGTTGATCAAATTAGAAGCAATGCATCAAAAAATTTCAGTTACCAACAAAGATTAGTCACAACGTTAGACTTTAAAAACTTTATTAAAAATAATTATAACAATATCATATCAGATGTTCATGTAGTTAACAATGATGATTACTTAACAGGTCATTTAAAGTATCTTTATGATATTGGTTTAAATTACCCTCAACTTGATGGTAGAGTATTATATAACCAAGTTCAATTTGCAAACAGTTGTAACTTTAACAACATTTATGTGTATCTTGTTCCATTAAATGGAACCCAACAATATGTAAATGCTGCACAAAAAGAACTCATTTTAAATGATTTACAGGCTGGTAAAGTTTTAACGTCACAGGTTGTACCAATTGATCCAGTTTATATGGATTTAGATTTTTATGTAAAATCTCCATTATCTAAAGTAAACATTAATGATATTTCTAAATGTAAACTTTTAATTCGTAAAAGTTCAAACACGAGAAGAGCATCTTCTGGTATATTAAATGATGTTATTAAAATTATAAATTCTTACTTTAATAATACCACTTCAACTTTAGGTCAGATGATTGATATTAATCAACTATCAACTGACATTACAAATGTTGATGGCATTGAATCATTTCAAACTTATAGAAGCGATACAAATACATATGTTAACGGTCTTTCATTGATTATATGGAATGAAACATATGCTAACCTAGACGCAAATGTTACTACACAAAATATACAATTGCAATATTTCCAATATCCAAAATTCAACAATATTACAAATTTAATTTCCAGAATTGAGATAATAGAACCTTCTGGGGTTATACAAGTAACAGACTATTAAAAACTATGTATATAGTTGAATTTCCATTACCATTAAACGAATCAATATATTTTGATTTTACACCACCACCAACTTATGCTGGTCACATTAATAGGTTTCCATTTAAAATCAACATAACGTCTTCTTATGAAGGTGATCATATTGTAACATTGGATAGCAAGTATTCAAGATCATACACACCACAAGCTAACACCTATAAATGGTCATTCTTAAGACCAGAATGTAGATTCTATGATTTAAGCGGCAAACAAATTTATTCCATAAAAACCAAAGATACCTCTTTATTTTTAGATAGCAATAATAATTTAAATACACTTAGTGGTACATTTGCTGGTGTTAGTGGAACAGCAGAGTTTTACTTTGTTGATGACCTTTATAACTTTGATTTAGCTATATCAAATCAACCTTATACAACCATTTTAGCAACATTACAAACGAGCGGATTAAATGTAATAGACGGTAACAGAGAATACATAACATTGGGATATAGTAACAGTGAGGCAATTGCATTACAACCACACATTTTTTATTATAGAGAACCAGATTACATTAAAGTATCCGAAAATGGAATAAGAGATTTTATAAATCCTAGATGGTCAGCAATTCAACACCCTGTTATTTTTAATATCAATTGGAAACAGTATAAAGATACTTTCAATGATGGTAATGAAATTACACCAATTAACGAACAATCAAATTTCTGTCATTACTTTCCATGCAATGCATCATCCAATATTAATATTCATGCAGGAACCGTAAATTTAAGTTCATACTTTACCACACCCCTAGAAATCAAAAAAACAGATCAAAATGGATATCTTGCATCTGGATATTGCAAAACATTTTTAAACGTTCCATATCAAACAACTTTAAATGTCATCTTAACAGCTTCTTCGACATTTATGTCTCCTACATTGTCAGGAAATGATTATTCAAACAAAATTTGGATATCAAATCCAAATGCAGGTGTGATTGGACTCGTGGAATATCATGCTCCGCAAAATTTTTTATTGGAGAATAATCAAAATTTACAAACAATACAGCTTTATAATTTTAATGTTCCGATTATACAAACACCCGATTTTACAAAAGACAACTATTCCACATCAGGATTTCATAATATAAATAGTATTGCTGTATTACCACCACCGATACATCAAGCATGGGCATGTGATGGTGACTTAAATTATCTTTATAAATTTTCATCAAGTGGCACAATATTATGTGCAATTGATATTAATCAAGTTGCAACAGATAATAATCTGACATTCTTTGTAGAAAATCAAGTTTCTCCAGCATCAATTTCACTCGATGGAAAACAAAATATTTGGATGACGTTATATGATACATCATCAATATTAAAATTTGATAATAACGGAAAATTTAAATTTGCTGTAAATCCATTAGTTTCATTAAAACCAAATATTAATAATGATTGGTATAAAGCAAATGAACCAATTAATATTGCCATTGAAACTCAAAATTTTGTTGAGCCAACATATTTAGATACTGATACATTCAATAACGTTTGGGTAACTTACTCAAATTATGCAAGCGGTTATCTTATAAAATATGATGAAAATGGAAACGTTTTAAAAACCATAAATTATCCTGTATCAACTTGTCCACAAGATGTCTTAGTTGATTGTAATAATAACGTATGGGTAGCTCTTTCCAATGACATTTATAATTCAATTGGATCACTTGAAAAAAGAGATACTAATGGAAATCTTTTAAGTTCATTTGGTAATATAAGAGGCTTAAATAACCTTACTGTTGACATAAATCAAAACATATGGTTTACATATTCATATTCTAGAATAGCAACAATTGATAATCTTTCTGGAAGTGTTGCAACAATTGATATATCTAATTATGACGACACGCCGTTAACAACAACTCGTGACAACCCTACAGAATTAATTTATACACCATCTCCTCAATCTGATACGATAACCAATAGTATTAATAACATTAATAAAATAATTTTAAGTCTTGATAATGTTCCTGCAAGTAAACCATATGGTGCTATTTCCAACTCTTCATATCAGTTAGCAAGTCAACAACTTTTAACAGCAAAGTCTCAAATACAACAAGCAGTTGTTGATTATTCGATTACTAACTATCCAGATGCAATGTCTAATAACCCAACTTTAACAGCAAAATGCTTTAGAGATACTGGGTATATAGTAGATGCATTATCATCTGATATTGCAAATAATGCAAATCATCGCTGTATTGAAGTTGGTAATTTATATTTTAAGGGTGTATTAAAAACATTAACCACAGGAAATGGTATAAATATACCAGTTATACCGACAGAAGAAGTACAACCAACTATTAATGCTATTTTACAGATTGCAACATATGTTACAAATAATAATATTGTTACCGATAGCGCAAGACAAGCAAATGTAGCAGCAAGAGTTGCTAACATAGTATATCCTCTTCAAAATAGCGGTGCATTAAATTCATATTTTCCAGCTGGTTCTGCAACAGCAACTGATATTAATATTGCCAATATCATAATAGCAAACCGATCACTTTTACAAAATCAAGTTTCTAATTATGTTGCAGCAAAACAATATTTAATAAACACAAATTCTAGTATAATTCAGATTTGCAACAGAGATGTAGGTTTAATAGTTGATGCAATATATAACGATTTGTTAACGGGTGTGAATTCAAGATCAATAGAATATGGATTAGCTTATTGGAATGGTAGTACATCAAGATTACCAGATAGTTTGGTTTCAGATCACAAAAACAAAACAATTGACACGTTCAATTATCTTAATAAATGTATAAAGAATATTCTTGTAGCAAATGGCAACATTACTTCATCAGCAGTTTCAGAATATAATGTCTATCCAGATAAAGGATTAACTGTTCCCGACGATAATACATCAGAGACAGCATTGGAAGGTATAGCATCAGACGCAAGAGGATTTATATACGTTATAAATTCTGTTGAAAATCAAGTTTATGTTTTTAATAGCAATACAAAAAAATTCATAAATAAATTTTATGTAAACCCAAAAGGATTTACGTTTTTTTCACCAACTGATCAGTCTGGTACAATCATTCAATATAACCCATATCAAAAGTCTGCTCAAGCTTATGGAGATTGGACAGGATTTAAATGGATAAACAAATATAATCATAACATAGACATTGCACCGCATCAAATTTCTTTATCTGGTCAATCCATTCCGCTTAATTTTTATATAAATGATAGCGTAGACGCATTCAAGGTCAACGAAAATAAAGATCTGGGGGCGCAAATGAAATCATTGGCATTTATGCCAACATTACAAGATAGCACATACATGTTTGATGAATTTTTACCTTCCATATATGGTGAGTATCCATTTAAACATGATGATTTAGGTGTTAAGTCATATGAAAAAATATCTAATTTTACCAAAAATATTGCAGACGTTGATGTTTGTGGTATAAACGAACTTTACAGTTTAGCTGCTTCGGTTAATGAACTAACAGATGATTATCAATTAAGTTACCCACCCGATATACAAAGATTAATGGATTTAATATCCATTAATCAATCAAGATTATGGGGATCACCTGCTAAAAACCAAAATAATTTTAGCAAAGCATCTGAAGACGGTATTTTTAACAGAGGAACCCTATTATCAAATAATTACATAGTTTCAGCAGGAACACCTATTATTCTACGAACAAAATCATTAAATAAGTACAATTTAATACAAACTGGAAATATTAAAGGGTTAAGTTCATATCCAATAAGCACATTAATCGACTTTATAGGATTAGATGTTATTACTTGGAATTTTTATTATGAGTTTTATCATTTTATACCTACAATTAGTACAACATATTATGATAATGTTATAGATTGGAATAATTCACAAACAACAGTAAATCAAAACCTTTCATCATTTTATCAATGGTTAGGAGATGAACAGATAGTTGATCAATTATTTTCATATAAGCTTTATAATGGATTAGGGTTAATATCATAAACCACTATAAAAACAAAGAGTTTAATCTAAATATTATAGAAGATGGGCAATTTACAATCATTTAATTTTAATCCAACAGGAAAATATCCTGATACGGAGGCATATGTAACAGAAACTGACACACAAATTGTAGATCCCAATTTAGGTCCTTACATTTATAGAAATTATCTTAGATATCAAAAAAGACCAACAAATGATATAGCTAATGCATATTTAAATACCAACACATACAATCAGTTTTTTACTTTGGGTTCATATACTTCAACTGGTTCGGTTATATCACCACTTGACCCAGCAGGAAATTTTTCCAGCGCATATCCAGCAATATATAGTACAGATGTAAGTAATCAAAAACCAATAGGATTTACTTATAATACTAGCACTATAAGAAAAACATTTCAAATACCTTCCGAATTTAACTTTTTTTATATAACACCAAACCCAACAAGTGATGCATCAATAGGGTATGTTTTATATCCAAACAAACTTATTACCATTCCAACTGATTTAGTAAAAATTCCATATGGGTGGCAATTAACTACCAGTACTAAGGTAATGTTATCTTCCGTTAAATATTTTGCGTCAACAACAATAGAATATGATGCAACGGTTTATCATTTATATAATCGATTATCTGCACTACCCACAACTGTTAATCTTTCGGATTTTATTCCAGTTACTAATTATGCTAACTATAGCTTAACATATGGCATAAGCGGATCAACAACTAGAGTTGATCGTAATGTTGTTGATTTTACAAGCAAAAACCCATCATATATTTCATTAAATTTAGAACCATCTTTATCAGCAAATTATTCTAATTCTTTAAATGTAGATTCTCTTTTCGTAACTTATAGTGCTTGTGTTAGCAACCCAACCTATAACATATCCAATGCATTAGTTGTTCAAACCTTACCAGATGTAACAAAATATTATAACAATGTTCCATTGTTTAATTCTAGTTATATTATATATTATCCAAATGCTACTACGAATAAGTTTAACAATCCAAATTTTCAATTAATACAAACAACAATAGATCCCGCTTCTGCATTACATAGTCCTAAAAATTGTGTAATGTATGTAACATTATCTACAAATAATTGTAATTTTGCATATTTTAACAATTATACTGGTTCTCCTTATTATGCAAAAGGATTAGTAGGTTCATTTATAGGTGTTAGCTATATTGCAGATTCTCCTTACATTAGAAAAACAAAAGAATTAATTTTTGGCACTGTAAACCCAACAACAACATGGAATTTAAATGTCCCATATAAACTTACAGACATAATAGATCAACCTAAAATTTATGAAACAAAATATCCACCCCATTATTATTCATATAAAACAACATTAAGAGATTCAAATTCTGCTATAGTTGATAGTAATTCATTAAATTTTTATCTTTATTCTAAAATTGTTGATCCAACAACAAATCAATTAAATAGTAATTATGTTAAACTATCAAGTTACATAACTTCTGATTATAATTGTTTATCTTACGATCTTTACTCAACTTGTCCAAATGATTACATAAGATTTAAAACAAATATATCCTCACAATATCTACCTTATGTTAATTTTAGTTATGGTGAAAATTTATCGCAATCTCTTACTGGTAAATTTTATGATATAGTAAAAAGTCCTTGGATACCAGTAATTTCTGGTAAAGATCTTTTGATAAATTATCCTAATCTTGATTTAGGTGAGCTTAATTTTACAATACGTGCAAGTCTATCATCAAGTGTAGCAGGTCAACTCGATGCGTTCAATGCAACAAATATAACACTTGGTAAATATTTGAAGCCAGTTAATCCTTGGAGTATTGAATTAGATATTTTTAATGAAACCAGCAATTCAATAACAATAGATGCAAGTACAAATAATTCTCTTGATGGGTGGCCCTATGTTGATTTAACATATTCAAATATAATATGGTATGCGAAAGATTCACAAGGTAACATTAGAAACGATTTATACTTTAATGGTGTTGATCAAAATGGCAATATTTTACAACCAATAGAACCAAATTCACAATATGCATTTAATGCTAATACTTGGCTTATAAATGTTTCGGGGTTTGGTCCTGACACTATAACAGTCTATCTTTCTGCTAATTTAGAAATCAAACCATCTAGTATTATAACTGACCCTAGCTTATTTAATTATTTTTCAACGGGGCAGCTTGGTGTAGCACCTAGTTCACCTTTATATAATTTACAATCACCAAGAGAAATAGAATTATCAACATATATTCCTTTTAATGGTAAACTTTATAATTTATCACCAGATTACGGAAGCGTACCAATGTATTGGACATGGAGTTATGATGCACAAACTGATCCAACAAATCAACCAATCAGTGCATATAAAATCGATTCAAATGGAAATATAATTTCTAGTTATAAATTTGGAACACAATCAACCTTTCAAGAAATAAGCACAATTAAAATTTTAGTAGCACCTTACAGTAATAACACATATCCTGAGTTACATAAAATTTATGTGAATGCCTATACAGATATTATTTATCCATGCTTATCTGGATCATATAATTTTTCGGTAGATGATTTACCAGATTCTAATATTATAAATGCGGATTTTATATCTACATATGATATAGATTCAGATAATAAAATATTATCAAATACTAATATTGGTCAAAATACAATCACAAGATCAGAACTTAATTATTCAATTTTTCAGTTTACACCTTTAACAAAAAATCAAAATTATTATGCTAATATAAATTGGTATATTAATGGTCAACTTGTTAATAATAAGGACAGTTCTCAAGGAATACCATATATCAATATTGAAGATGGATCTCCTAATCTATATTTCAATTTTTATACCAGTTCCTTACCAACAAACGATAGTAATCTATTATCTGCATTAGTTACAATGCAGTTGACATCAGTAGTGGCACCAGGCTGGACGAGTGCTCATGATTTCAAAGCATCAACATATGTTTACTTTTTAAGTTCTGTTATTTTTGAAAATCCCATTGAATTTTTAACATATCCTCAAGTTGGGTTCAATAATGGATTTGCTTATCTTTTAACATCAGTGGATGCTACCGACAGCAAAACTTATTTAAATTATACATTAACCAATTACCCATCAAGTTATAACAATACTGCTAATGATACTATATCATTGTGGTTATCTTCAAACCGAAATGATTTTAATTATTATGAATATCAAAATTTTAGTACATATGAAATAACAACAATAAACAGTAGTTATGCTGTTGCTGATATTCCATATAATCCAAATGACATACAATTAATGAATAATGGTCTTAAATTATCATTAGTTGCTTATAATGATACAACATTCCCCGAATCAATGGGTACTAGTTATTATGCATTATCTGCTATTGGTGAAAATAATAGTATTGTAAAACGTTCATTTAATAATACATTCACAACATATGATTCAATTTGTTCAGTAAGTGCAAATCCATTCCAATGTTCACCTTTGATTTTACCATATGATGATGTCGAATTTACTTTCAGCGTTTTAAATACATCCATTAATTTGGATGATACTAAAAACGTTGTAATCCAACAGAATTTTAATGTGTCATCCCCAACTTCACCAACTAATATTATGGCTGGTAGTGTGTATTATTGTTTATCAGGTGTTTATTGGACAGTCTGCCAAGATCTTAGTTCGGGGGTAGCATATAATAACAACAATCCAGTTACCATATTTAAAATAAAAATAGGAGATCCTTATGTTCCTCTTTATAGTGGAAGTTTAGGAATTCAAGATTTTTTTGTTTATGCAACCCCAAAGGTATTTCAGGGTATACCATCTACAGTTTTTGCAAAAATATCATCACAACTACCAAGTGTTATAAATAATTGGAACCAAATAAGTCTATGAGTTTAATTAATAATACTGGTACAACTATAAATGCCTACACAACTTCGTTAAATCCACAATTGTTTCTATCGACTGTTTATTGTTTAACTGGTAAAGATTTATATGTAGAATATAAAGCACCTGTTTATTATACATCAAATTATTACATAACACAATTTGTTACAAATTTTGGAGACGGTAGTAATTTGGTTTATTCAAATCCAACGGATAAAATTCACCAAACTTACAAAACCAAGGGAACTTATCATGTATCTTATTCTGCCATATATTCAGACAATACAATACAATCTTTTGTTTCCCCTGTTCCATTTATAGTTAAAAATAGTTGGGATGTTTACAATCAAGAAAATATAAGATTGATAAATGAAATAAACTTGATGATGCCATACACATTGGATCAAATTTACATTCAACCAAACGAATGGGGCGTGGAAGATATCTTTAATACTGCAATCACAAGATTACAAGATAATTTGGATTATCTTAAATCCAATACACAGACAATGAATACTGAATCACCCAGTGAATATTTTGGATGGTTGGGTAGTCCATCCCATTCAAAAGCTGCTGGTATTTCATGGTCAACGCAAACATACAATTCTGAATATATAAACAACCCAGAATTAGCAGTTTCCGATGGTAAATCTTATTTTTCGGATATCAGGGATGCAAAAGAAAATTCAAACGGAATTTATGTTTTAGATGGTACACGTTTCAGAGCTTTTTCATCTTCTGCAATTCCCCAAGAAACAATTTTTACTAATGCAAACGACATACAAGATCTTTTAATTGCTCCACAGTCTTTTGATATTGACAGCACAGGTCAATATATATTTATTGCCGATACGGGTGCAAATAAAATTTATAAATTTAATATAGATTTAAGTAGTTTGTATTCACCATCAATAAACATACAACTTTACACTGGAGGATTTGGTTTACTTAATGATCATGATAAGTTTAATTCCCCTACTGAAGTTAACTATGCAAATGAAAACGTATATGTCGTTGATTATAATAACAATTGCGTTAAACAATACAACCAAGATTTAAATTGGATTTATACTTATTTTTCAGATTCTTACAAAGGAGAACAGATAATAAGTGTTGCTGTTCATCCCATAACATCCCTTGTTTATATATTGACACTTTCAAAAAACATATATGTTTATGATAATAGAGCAGCAAATCCTTTTGTTAATTTTTCCATAAAGGATATAGTTACTACTAATCCTATAAAAATATCCTTTGATGAAAATGGAGATTTCTTTTATGTATTAACAAGTCAAAACGTATACAAGTATTCTTCTTCAAATACATTTATAACAAATGTTCAAATACCAAAAACATCATCAACAATATATAATAGTATTAGAAGTAGTGTAAGTCGATCACTATTAATAAGTTCAAATTCCTGTTTGTTAAAATTCCAAGATGTTTTAGATATATTTAAAATAGGTGGTGGGTTATCATATGAATATTGGTCTAGTGATCAACTTAAAGTAACAAGCGAAGAATTTTCATCAGACTTAAATTATAATCGATCATTAATAAGAATAGCTCAAAACATAAAAACATTCAGAGATACATTAAATGCTCAATTTATCCTTGCTACGGAACAAACAACAAACGGAACTATTCAATATTTTTCATTTTTACCAATAGATGTTGCTAATGCTCCTGTTCTCAATAATGATGTCGAAAATGAGACATTGGGCGTTGGTGTAAATGAATTGCATATTCCATCTGTTTTTAATAAAGAACTTAAGAAACTATATGATTCTTTAGAAGTTTTAAACCAGTTTTTAGCAGTTCAAAACGTTAACATTGATAGCCGAAACAATAATTCTGATTGTGATGGTCAGTTCTGTTGGTCATGGAAGGCAACTTCTTCATATAATGTATCTTTACCTGTAATTAGAACCTGTGGAATTAATCCAATAACATATTTGGAACTTACCAGTGACTTTCCAAATGCTGGATATGCACCAAATATTACATGGGGTAAAGCAATTTCAAAATGTTGTTCATAATGTAATGTTTTAAGATAAATATTAGTAATCAATTCAACAATAGTAACCAGAAATGGTTCTATGGACAACCATTGGCTTGAGAAAAGATTATGTCAAATAGATTCCATTCAAAATTCCACAGAGCAAACCACCACACGTATCCAAATGCATCAAATCCTGATGCAGGTCACGATCCAATTGCTAGTTATGATAACCCCTTTAGAGGCGATTTCGTCTTAACAGGAGCATTAAGCGCAGTTGTCCCATCCACCAGTGCATATGCAGCTGCCTTTATAGGTGGCAACGTGGGTATCGGAACAGCAACACCAAATGTTGCTTTAACTGTTATTGGTTCAATAAGTGCAATGGGTAATCTTACCATAGGACCTAATAACTCAAGCATTAATACTTCAAATATCATAGGTGCTAATAATTTAGCAGGTGGTCAATATGCAACAGCAATTGGAAATTCTAATATAGCAAATGGATATTATTCCAGTACACTGGGTGGACGAGCTAACTCAGCATTATCTGCTTATTCCACTGTAGTAAACGGAAGAGAAAACATTGCATCTGGTTATCATTCATTTATTGGGGGTGGTATTCTCAATAATACAAATTTACAGCCTAATACTTTTATATTTGGTTCTAATCTTACAGCTTCAAAAGCTAATTTTACATATGTTAACAATTTAAGTTCACAAGTTAGTATTTCAACAAATATTCTATCTGCTAATAATGCATCAGTTTACGCAAACACTAATTTTGAAGCACTGAGAATAACTCAAATGGGAACTGGCGACTCGTTCCGAGTCGATGATCAAGCTAACGATTCATCTCCATTTATAATTGATAACAGTGGAAATGTTGTAATTGGGGGATTAACACCAACCAGTAATAATATTCTAACAATAAATGGAAACATTAGTTCATATGGCAATATTATTGTAAACGGGGGAAATAGTATTGCATGGAATTCCAATTACACAAACGTTAATAAGTTAAGTGCAAATTGGAATAATGTGTATGCAACGTTTGCTCAACAGTCTGCCGATAATTTATACATAAATAAACTTGTCCATGACAATTATCAAAGCTGGAATCCAGGTGAAGCAGCACTAGAAGGTGTTGCTGCTTACACTTCAGTATCAAATTTAAGTAGTGGTTGGCAACAAGGTTATACTGGATATACCATTATTAGTACATGGGGTGGCAATACACCTGCTAATAGTTCGGTTTATTTAAATGTTAATAAATTAAGTGCAAATTGGAATTCGGTTTATTCTAACGTTTTAACATTGAGTTCAAATTGGAATCAAACTTATACCTATGTTAACAGGGTAACAGCATTTGCTACACCACCTTTACCAGTAATTAGTGGTTCGGTTAGAAACATTGTTGTTGGTACTAGAGGTGCAGTGTCATTAATAAATCCAACGGTTATAATTGATGCACCAACATATCCATTAGGTTCTAATAATCGTCAGGCAACTGCAATTCCTGTTGTAGATGGTTCGGGTAACCTTTTATCAATTAAAATAACCGATGCAGGATTTGGTTATACTACTCATCCAAGAGTTTATGTGTACAATAATGGTGTTTTAGATATTGGTTATAATGCTTACGGAATGGCAGATATCAGAGCAACATTTAGCGCAAAAGCTCGTGAATCCGTTAATAATATTGGAATTTTATATGATGATGGAAGTTTATACATGTCGGGATATGGTACTTTAGGAAGTGTACCAAACGGATATTCAATCGCTACTGCAATTAATTATCTTACCCCCACAACATGTAGTTTATCATTACCGTCATATAGACCTGTTGAAATGTGGAGAAGTTCCTACAACACATATGTTTTAGATAGTTTAGGAAATTTACATGCAGCTGGATCTAATTCAGTAAATCAACTTGGATTGGGTAAAGCTTTTGATTCTTTAACTTATTCTAGTAAACTTGATAAAATAACATTTACAACTAATCTTAGTACTCAAATTATAAAATTTGCATCTACTCCATTACCAACTGATGTAACTACAAATGCAAGTTCCGAAAAAATTCATTGTATTGCTTTAGCAACTGATGGAACAATATACACATGGGGATTTAATACAAATGGACAGTGTGGACTTAATAATTTAAGTGTGGTGTATTCACCTTCCGCTGTAAATTATACTCCACAATATTGTGCAGGTAGCACAAAAGCAATATCAGCATATCCAGCATTCAATTATAAAGCAAATTCTGGAACCGTAACAACTCCTTCATTAATGTTTAAAGATGTATATGCAGGTAGTATTATAAGTTTTGTTTTAAAAAATGATGGTACAGCATATGGAGCAGGGTGGAACGGCAATGGTGCATTAGCAAACGGCATTACAATTGGTGGCACCACTCAAGCAACATTTGCTCCAGTATTATCAGGATTATATGACAAAATGTTATATGGTATAAATAGAATATATGTCGCTGATAACGGAAATCTTGGCGGTTCACCACTGGCAACAACATACTTCCTACTGAATGATGGAAGTCTTTGGGCAAGTGGAAACGGAGCATCTGGCGAATTAGGATTGGGTACTACTGTAAAAAGCCTTAATTATGCATCAAAAATAACAATTCCAGACACAAATCCAGTAACATTATTTCAAGCAAGTTATTCAGCGGGATTAAAGGGATCAGCTATAGCCTATACTTCAGGTAATAAATTATATAGTTGGGGGTATAATGATCAAGGTCAACTAAGTAATGGTACATCATCTACAACTGGTCAATTTTCACCATCTTCGGTTATTTTTACTGTTACGGAAGGTTATACGACAGGTAATCCATTAAACGATTGTACAGTTGTTGAAATAATTATGTGTGGTTCTTCATCTGCACTATTATTAAGTGACGGATCGGTTTGGACAGCTGGTGATAATACAGACAACCAAGGCGCAGGTGCGCAATCAAGTACGGTTGCTAATGTTACATCGTTTACAAAGGTTAGATTACCTTATAATGAAAAAGCCGCAAGGATATCATATAATGGCAGAGGTTATAAATATCAATATACATTAGTAATTATAACCCAGAGTGGAAAGGTTTATGGTTGTGGAACTAATGCAAACGGAGAATTGGGTCTTGGTAACACTAATGGTTATTATTATCTTCCAACCCGCATTTATAACATCTAAAAATAGGATAATTATATTATAATGTCTCCTTATAGTTCATCTGTATCGATTGCAAATCAAACAATTAATTCTTTTGCTCCTTATACATTAACAATTAATCCTTTAAATTTGTCTTTAAATAAAAAAATAAGACAAATTGATTATATTTGGGGTGATGGTTCGATGGACTCTCAAACATTTAAACCAGATCCAAACATAAATGGTGATCCTAAAAATTATCCAAAAACAAAAAATTTTGTTTCAAAAAATTCAAAGCTTTCAGTTTACATAATAACAATTAATATATATTTATTTGGAGAAAGTAAACCATCTAGTTTTACTATAAATTTAAATTTACAAAACCCTTCTTTAGATCAAGGTATTAATAAATTATTTAATGAAGTTCACCTAATAAAGACAAGAATGTTTGGAGCAGATAATCAAATTTTGTATACGTTTGAAACACAAAATCCTAACAATATTTTAATGTCATTGGTAAAATGGAAACCAATACCAAAACAACAAATCACAGCAAGTCAATTAAGTAGACCTTATAATCTTGTTTCTCCATTTGCAAATAAATTCAATAACACAAACCTTGATATCAAAAATATTGATTTTCAACCAAATCCAGTTAACCCTGATTCTGGTACATATATAACACAAACATATCCATAATATGAATACATATAATCAAAGTCATTCAGCAGGTAATTTATGGTTAAGAAATATAACCAACACCGTTCTTCCTGCTAATTTGGCATTATCCTCTGTATTCATAAAATATAAGAATACTAATAAAAAATTCTTTTATGATTTAAATTCAAATAACATAATTAAGTTTGATACCTTTTATGATTCTTTTTTTATCCAAACTAGTAGTGGTTATGCATTTGAAAAAATTGTGGTAAATGGATCTGATATTCAACCATTTACTCAATTTAATTCTTTTGTACCAAACACTTATCTTAACATAGATTATTGGTTTAGTGAAAGTAAAAAACTTGTATATTATTGCGGGTTCAATCAACTTGCTGGTACAAATTCATCAAATATAATATTTTCATTTTATTTTAATTCTTTTGATATAAAAACCTCACAAACAACAAGTTATTTAAATAATACAATAACACTTAATTTGATATCACCATCTGGTTGGAGTAATACAAATGGTAAAAAAGAAGATCCAAAATTAACTTATAACTCCGATACCAACATATTTAATATGTCATTTATAATAAGAAATGATTTCAATAATTTAGGTTTGATAAGCATCAATTTCAACGAATATGAGATAGATGAGATAAACACATTTATTCCTTTTGCAACAGTTAATACGCTATCATCAACAATATCTTAGAAAATTGCAACTTTTGCCTATAAATATTTTAAATGTCATATATCAAAATAAAAAATTTACCTTTTTCTATACCAGTAGATCCTAATGCTGATCGACTTCCAATAGAACAAGATATAACCAGACAGATAGCTCCGCTACAATTAATTAGTGAGGGTATTCCATTGTTGCCTAATGTTACTTCGGTAGATGATCCAAATAATCAATACCTACCTTTAACGTTAAATAACCCCAGTATAGAAACGGGTAAAATTACTGTTACAAATTTATTAAACTATTTACAGACAAATCCTACAACAATTAATTATTGTCTGTACGTTGCCCAAAACACAGATGCTTCTGATTTTGATGATCCTACAAACTTTCCAAGCAGAGGTAGAAACGAAGATCTGCCTTATGCAACAATTAAAAAAGCTTGTGCTAAGATTGCACAGTTGCAAGCAAATGATACAAATGCAGTTAAAAAACAATATACAATTTTTGTAAAATCAGGAGATTACACCGAAGCTAACCCATTATATCTTCCTCCTAATACATCTGTAATCGGTGACAATTTAAGAAGAGTATCCATAAGACCAGCTAATTCCACAATGGATATATTTTGGGTAAATAATGCTTGTTACATTTGGGGTATAACATTTAGAGGACATAAAAGTCCATCAGCAGCTGTTGCATTTCCTCTTAATACTAAAAACAATGGCTATGTCAGTTATATAACTAGTGGCTCATTTGATAATGCTTATTCTTACACTTATACTGATGCACAATCAAACTTTATAGATTGTACCATCACCCCACCAACTGCTCGTCCAAATATTATCGTAAGTCCATACACACAAGGTTGTACGTCTTACGCAACGTCATCAGATTTTCCAAATCAAAATGGTGCATTTGATGCAGGGTGCGGAATGAGAATTGATGGTAGTTTAGTGGATGGGAAAATTAAAAGTATGGTTATCGACTCTTTCACACAGGTTAACCAAGGAGGTAAAGGTGTACATCTTTTAAATCATGCATATGCACAGTTTGTTAGTACGTTTACTGTATGCACAACCGAAGGAATTTTGGTTGAAAATGGAGCCACTTGCTCCATCAGTACATCAAACTGCACGTTTGGTCTTTCGGGATTAGTTGCTAGAGGTAAATCAACTGTTCCAATTTTAAGCGGTACATTTGGAGCATTCACGCCAGGTGATAATAAATTCATAATAAACAATCCAGTAGCACTACCAGTTAATGTTGGCAACAATAATGATGTTCAGTATATTTGTACTGTTCCTTATGTGGGTACATGTTTTAATATTGCGGGATTAAGAATAAATCAAGTTAATCCATTAACAAATTCAACAGATTTAAATAACTTCTTTGTAAATCAACCAGTAACAAAAATTAGTAATTCACAATACCAGATAACATTAGATGCAAATTTACCAAATGATCTTTCTGCTTATTATGGTTCACAAGTTTTATTTTATGCAAGAAGTATTATTGCAACAGGTTCTCATACATTTGAATACATGGGAACTGGAACGGTTATTCTATCTGCTTTACCTGCGTTTGGTGGTCAGGTTAACAATGATAATGAGGTGGTATTTGACGGCTTATTCGATTCCAATGCACCAGGCATTGTGTACTACACAAGTTCAAACGAAAAGGGTAATTTTAAGGTAGGACCCAGCTTTGAAATTGTTCAAAGTACTGGAACTATCGAGGGAGATACTTTTAAAAAATCAATCTTAACATTGGTCACCCCATTAACCATTGCATTGGAGTAAATATATTAAACACATATGGCAAATATACCCTTAAATTATTTTAGAAGAGTAACTCAAGCAGTAACAACAACACCATCTACTGTTTACACAGTACCTTTCCAAAGGGCAGGAATTATTATTACTGCTTTGGCATCAAATTTAACAAATTCGGCACAAACTGTAACTATTTCATTGTCTTCGGTTGGAACTGCGGGTAGTTTTTTTGACATTGTTAAGAATTTGCAATTACCACCTAATGACACAACTAATGTTGTTTTAAATAAATTAGTATTAGGATATAACGATTCATTTATTATAACATCAAATAACAATTCTGCTGTCAACATAACATTATCAGTATTAGAATCTGTTAATATACAATAATATAAACAATGCAGTCCTACCATCAAACAATAGGTAACTTAGTTCAGTTAAAATCTTTAACTGCAACAGATTTACAGAGAAACTCTTATCAATATAATTTTATAAGTTTAGACTCTGTTGAACCTAGTTTGGGGTATCCTACTGGAACTGCAACAACACAGGCAACCGTACCATATTATTTTCCTGTCTTAGCAACAAATACTTCTTATCTTTCGTCAAGAGCAGTAACAGGTTCTAATAATTTATACATCCAAAATGGAACAGTTTACGTTGCTAACAATTTAAATGTAGGTTGTAATAATACTACCGTTAATTATGCAAGTATACTTGGGGGTAGCTGTAACAAAAATTACAATTCCACTAATATAATTGTTGGTGGAACTTGCAATACGGCATCTGGTTTTTACGCTACAATAACAGGTGGACATAATAATTGTAATTACGGTCCGGGTTCAGTAATTAACGGAGGTAATACAAATTACATAAATCTATCTGGTTATGATTCCACTATTGCGGGTGGAATGAGTAATTGTGTATTAGGGTGTAGATCAGCTATTCTTGGTGGATGTCACAATACCCTTTCAAATTGCTATTCGGTTATAGGTGGTGGTTATTCTAATACCATTAATAGTGCCTGTTCCTTTATTGCTGGTGGATGTAACAATAACACCTGCAACTATAACAATGTATTTATATTGGGTTCAAAGCTCAATGCATTATCTGCTAATTTTACTTACGTTAATAACCTTAGCACAAATGGTGACATTTATGCTGGAAATATTTACGGTAACATAAAAAGTACGGGTGGAACAAATTCAAATTATTTAGTTTATAAATATGGTGTTGGTGTTGCATCAATTATTCCTGTTAGTGGTTCAAATTTAGCAAGTGCAGCAGGAGCAAATATTGGTGGTGGTAACAGTAACGTTGCCAATGCATTATACTCAAACATTGATGGTGGTGTTGGTAATATTACACAAACTTCTGCAAACTTTTCAACAATTGGTGGAGGTGAATACAATGAAACCAATGGATTATACGCAGTTGTCGGTGGTGGATTGAGTAATAACGGACAAGGAAAATATTCTGTCATAGGTGGAGGAACTGGAAACTTAACATATTCTAATTATTCTGGTATATTAGGTGGTAGAAACAATTCGGTTTCTGGAACTAATACCTTTGCGATTGGTTCCAATATTACTACCAATCTTAACAATTTTACTATCGTAAACAATTTAAGTTCTCAAGGTTCTATTTATGGAGTAAACATATCTGGTATATTTTACGGAGATGCTTCAAACTTAACAGGGTTAACAACTACGGTCAGTGGAAGCCCATATAGAATTGGAAATCTTCCATCATCTATAATGCCAGTAAGTGGTATCAATACATCTTATGGAAAATTTTCCGTTGTAAATGGCGGATCGTGCAATAACAGCAGTGGTTGTTTTTCAACAATTGGTGGAGGTTGCTTTAATAATGCTTGCAATAGTTTTTCTGTTGTTGGTGGTGGATTCAATAACACATCAAGTGGATTATATTCATATGTTGCAGCAGGTAGCTCAAACTATACGGTTTTACCAAACACATTTATTCTTGGGTCTAACTTGTCAGCATCACAGTCAAACTTCACATATGTTAACAACATAAGTTCCCAAGATAGTGTTTATGCAAATAATTTTATTGGTGCAAAATTTACAGGTGATGGTTCAGGATTAACAAACTTGTTTGCAACTTTAGCAGGAAACATTCCCTATAAATATGGAAGTCTTAGTGGAAGTATAATTCCCGTTAGTGGATCAAATGTTGGATCTGGTCAATATTCATTTATTGCCGCTGGTACGGGCAATAACATAAATGGGGTTGATAACACGTTTATTTTGGGAAGTAACATTATTGCAAGTCAAACAAACTTAACTTATGTAAATAATTTAAGTTCTCTTGGTAATCTTTATGGTAACCTTTATGGTAACCTTTATGGTAATGTTTCTGCTAATTCAATTTACGGAAATTTTTATGGTAATGTTTCTGCTAATTCAATTTATGGAAATCTTTATGGTAATGTTTCTGCTAATTCGGTTTATGGAAATTTAATAAATTCTAATACTGGATTCTTAGCAAATAGTGCATATTCATCAACATATAATGATGGCATTGTAATAGATTACGTTACAGGTAAAGGAAGAATTAGCGTTGGTGCTAATGATGGGATTAGTATTTATAATAACGGTATCGGTAATAATTCTATCTTATCTATTACTTCTGGTGGTAATATTGGTGTCGGAACACAAACACCAATAAAAACATTAACAATTGTTGGAGACATTAGCGCAACTGGAAATGTTTATGCAAACGTCTTCTTCGCTGCAAGTGCATTTAGTGGAGGTAACATTAATGGTGGATCAGGAACTGTTAAAAAAGCAGTAACATCAATTGGTGACAATTATAATAGTGTATTTAACTTTCAACATAACTTAGGAACTCAAGATGTTATTACACAAGTTTATAGTAATAATGGAAGCTATGTGGTAGTGATGCCAACAATAGCAAATATCAGCACAACAACTGTCAGTCTTTCTTTCAATGTAGCCCCAAGTACAAACTCTTATAGAATTGTTGTAATGGGATAAATATATAATAATATGTCAATTAACCTTTTAGATAATTTAACAGTTACAGGAACAATCAGTTCTGTTGGTTTTATATATGGAGATGCATCATATTTAACAAATGTACCAAACTCTGGAGGTGGCGGTGGTGGTACTTCACCATATAAATATGATGGAAACGGTCAAACTGGTATCGTTGCAGTAAGTGGAAACAATACTATTTCTGGTAGTTATGCCACTCTGGGTGGTGGAACTTGTAACAACGCATTAGCAAGTTGTGCACATGTTGGTGGTGGAAGTTGCAATAATGCAAATAATGTTTATACAACCATATCTGGAGGATATTGTAATAACGTAAACGGTATAAGTAGTGCTATTGTTGGTGGTTGTTGTAACATAACAAGATGTTCTCAGGGGTTTATTGGTGGTGGTAAATGCAATTGCAATTGTGGTCAACAATCAACAATTGTTGGTGGTAATTCAAATAGTACATATGGTACAGGATCTTTTGTGGGGGGTGGTTCCCGTAATTCAGCATGTAATACAGGAGCAACAATAGTAGGAGGTTGTTCAAACTGTAATACTGGTATTAATTCATTTATTGCTGCTGGTAGTGCAAACTATACATCATATAATAATACATTTATTTTAGGTTGCAATATAACATCACCTGCTGCAAACTATACCTATGTAAACAATATTAGTTCACAAGGTTATGTTTGTGGTTCTACAATTTGTGGAAAAAGTGTTTGTGGTGTTTTATATGGTGATGGTTCAAACATCACTGGTCTTAATAATATAGTTGCTGCCAATTCAGTTTATAAAACAGGTACTGTTACTGGATCAATTTTACCAATTAGTGGATTTAATACAAATTCTGGGTTATATTCAACTATAGTTGGTGGTTCTGCAAACAATGTAAACGGAGCAGCATATGCATTTATATTAGGTTGTAACATAACAGCAACCACTCCAAATTATACATATGTTAATAATCTTTCCTCACAGAATGCAATTTGTGGTATAAGTTTATGTGCAACAAATAGCGTATGCACACAACTTTTATGTGCAACCAATAATGTATGCTCTGGTAACGTTTGCTCAACAGGTTCGATATTTGGATATAATATTTGTGGTCAATCCTCTGTATGTTCACCTTCTATTTGTGGATCAAATTCCGTTTATGGTGGAAATATTTGCGCCTCAAGTAATCTTTGTGGTAATAATATTTGTGGAGCAACAACAATTTGCTCACCTTCCATCTGCGGTTCAACAAGTGTTTGCTCACCTTCCATCTGTGGATCAACATCCGTGTGTGGTAACACAATTTGCGCAACGGGTGGTTTTTATGGAAACGGTTCAGGGTTAACAGGATTAGGAAATATTATTGCTGCTAACAGTATATATAAATATGGAGCAAATAGTTCCATTCAACCAGTAAGTGGTTATAATTCTTCATCTGGTCGCTATTCTTTTATTGCAGCTGGTAGTGCTAATAATACAAACAACAAGGATTACACTTTTATTTTAGGTTGCAACATAACTGCACCAACTGCAAATTATACATATGTAAATAACATTTGTTCACAGGGTAACGTTTGTGGATCAAATGTCTATGGTGGAAATTGTGTGTGTGCTCCAACAGTTTGTGGTGGTAGCATGTGTGGAAATTATCTGTGCGCTTTAAATTCAGTTTGTACAGGATTAGTTTGCTCAACTGGTAATGTATGCGCAACTGGCAATATAGGCGGTAATAATATTTGTGGTACAACTTCTGTTTGTACGGGATTAGTTTGTTCAACGGGTTATGTTTGTGCATCAAATAATATTTGTAGTTCAACAATGGTTAGTTCACCAAAAATCTGCGGAACAACCTCTGTTTGTGGTGCTACAATCTGCGCAACAGGTGGATTTTACGGTGATGGTTCTCGTATCACGGGATTAGGTTCAGTTGTAGCAGCTAATAGTATATATGGATATGCACCAAACACAGCAGCATCTGTTATTTTCTTAAGTGGTTCAAATTCAATAACAGATACTGCTTCAAATTATTCGGTTATTCTTGGTGGGTGCAATAATATCATTTCTAATGCTTCATGTAGTTCAGGTATAGTTACAGGATGTGCAAATGCAATAAATGCAGTAGGTACTAACCATTATAGTTTTATAGGCGGTGGAAACAGTAATACAATTTCTGGTTACAATTCATCAATATTAGGTGGTTCTAATAATTGTATTTGTAACTATATTGGTTATGCGAATATAAGTGGTGGAAAGCAAAATACCATAAATACTAATTATAGTAACATAAATGGGGGTTCTAACAATCTTATAGATGCATCAGTTTGTTCAACTATAGCTGGTGGTTTCTTAAATTGCATTTGTAACGGTTCAAACAATTCATTTATCGGTAATGGAAAATGTAATTCAGCTATTTGTAACAGCACATATACAACTATTGTTGGTGGTGAACGTAACGTTACCAACAATGGTAACAAAGTTTTTATTGGTAACGGATCTTGTAATACTATTAATGGTATTTATGAACAAGCAGATTACTCAAGTGTAATTAATGGATATAATAATAATATTTCTGGTAAATATAATTTTATTGCTGGTGGTTGTTGTAATGATACAAAAGGATTTGCTAATACATTTATTTTAGGATCTAACTTAAACGCCTCTCAAGCTAACTTTACATATGTTAATAATCTTAGTACAATCGGTACAATTTATGCTAATAATATTGTCGGCCCTATAGCAAACTCTCCTTATTGTTACGTATGCGCTTATACGGATGCTTATATAGGTGCTATAGCACCCGTTTTGGGTTGTAATGTTATTGCTGCTGGCTCTGCTGGTGTGCCTCAATATGCTGTTATTACAGGTGGGTATAATAATGCAATATATGGAAATAATTGTGCTTTTATAGGTAATGGATCTTCAAATAGTATAGGAAAAGGATGTAATACAACAGTAGTTTCAGGTTCTGCTAATTCGATGAGCGGTTATACATTTTTTAGTTTTATTGGTTCAGGCTATAATAACATTATTGGGGGAGGTGGTTTATCAACGTGTTATTCTATTATTGTAGGTGGTTGTAATAACACTAATAAAGCTTGTAATAGTGCTATTGTTGGAGGATACTGTAACACTATCGACTATTACAGAACTGATAGTAATTTTATCGGTGGAGGTTTTTGTAATTGTTTAGGTTATACTGGTACTTATGTAGTAGGAAACTCTATAGTAGGTGGTGCACGTAACACAGTTTCTGGATGTTATTCTTTTATTGGCGGTGGCAAATGTAATACAGCTTCAGGAAACTATTCAGTTATCCTAGGCGGTTGTAATAACAAAGATAATAGTTTTAAAAATGTAAACATATTAGGTTCTGGTATTACAGCTACACAAAACAATACAACTTTTGTTGAAAACTTAGTTGTAAGTGGAGTTTTAATAATTCAAAATTCCATAAATACCCAAAGCGGAACTCGTTATGAGATTAAAAATAGTGATACAGGTGGTATAATTGCATCGACAAATAGTTCAATGTTAACTGCTATTGTTAATGGGACAAACTACCCATCAGGATTCCAAACAACACTTTTACAACTTGGTAGTGGTCAAATTTATCTTTCTGGTTATAACACAACAGTTAATCATGCATATGGATTTAATAAAACTGCCGTACCATATTCTGCGGCAACTTTACTTTATACTGGATCTCAATGGGTTGTATTTGGTGATTTAACAAGTTAAAAAAATGTTTAATACTTTAAATTACGGAATACTAGCAAATTATCCATCTTCGGTTTGGGTTAACTCCACAAAAAGCTCAATTTTATCAGCTTATGCTAAAAATTTGGCATTATGGTTAGATGCAACAGATACTACTACGGTTATATTAAGTTCAAATAAATATTATCTTAATGAAACGGGGTTTCCAATAGTATCTGCATGGTTAGATAAAAGCGGTAATAATAGACATTTTTATGCCTTTAGGTCAAAAAATGCACCTATTCTTATACCTCCAGAACAATCTTATTTAAAATCAAATTCAATTTTGTTAAGTTCTAATAAGGCTTTAGGTGGATACTTCGATCCAGATGCAAAATTTTTAATTAATTATGATTATACTTGGGGAAATTCTTTATCATCTCAAAAAACTATTTTTTATGTGGCTACTATTAAAGATACTGCAAACGTGACAATTATATCTCAATCTGGAGGTTCTCCTAATAGAAGACAACTTCAGTTAGCATTAAATACAAATACTACAAATACAACAATATCTGCGAAATATTATCATGGTAGTGATGGTCCCTCATATGCCTCCAATTTTGGTGATCATAATACCATATCTGATAGTGAAAATGTTAGTCTTTTAAATACTAGTAATTTTTTTGGTACAACTGTTGACAGTGTGAATACTGGATCTTTTTTTATAAATAGAAAAATAGCAAACGCTGCCCGTGATACATACGCATTAAATTTTAACTTATCAAGCCGTTCACCTACGTGCATTGGCATATCTCCTTTTGCTAGTGTTGGTAGTTATAATGCAGAATCAACATTCAATACTGAATTAAGTGAATTAATAATATTTAACACAAATTTACCTAAAAATGTTTCAGAAGGCATTATTAAATATCTTCAAAATAAATATTTTGCAAGACCATACGCTTTATTAGTTGGTGGCGGTGGAGGTGGTGGATTAGCAGGTGGTGGTGGTGCTGGTGGATTAATATTTCAACCTATTATTGATTTTACAAAAGGTGTAACTTACAGTATTAATGTTGGTGCGGGGGGTGTAGGTGGTTCTGTTGGCAATAGTGATCCGATCTCACAAAGAGGTACTGATACAACTATAGTAGGTTTATTAACAGCTTTTGGTGGTGGCGGTGGGGGTAATAGTTACTCACCTCCTTCTCAAAATGGTGGTAGTGGTGGATCTGGCGGTGGAGGTGGTGGATCAGAAGGTGGTGGTGCTGGTACAATAGGTCAAGGATTAAGTGGCGGTGCTGCCGCTGTTAGCGTCAACGCCTTTGGTGGTTCTGGTGGTGGTGCTGGACAAGTCGGTAAAGATGGTATTGACTATGTTGCTGTTACGGGTGGCGATGGTTTGCAAATTAATATATCAGGAACCCCAACATATTATGCTGGTGGTGGTGCAAGCGGTACTGCTAATCCATATTGGGCAGGAGTAACAGCAGCAGGTGGATTAGGGGGCGGTGGTGCCACAAGAAACAATGGCACGAGCAATACTGGTGGAGGAGGTGGAGCAGGTGCAGGTGGATATGGGGGAGGAAGTGGTGGTAAAGGTATTGTAATATTAAAAATACCAACAGCTAATTATTCAGGCATTACTACAGGTTCTCCGAGTATAAGTACATACGGTATATTCACAATTTTAACTTATAATTCTTCTGGAACATATACCGCATAATAAATATAAATATGAGTCATTTCGCACAGGTCAAAAATAATATAGTCCAACAGGTAATTGTTGCAGAACAAGATATTATCAATACATTTTTTGATTCATCAGATTGGATACAAACTTCTTATAACACCAGAGGAGGTGTTCATTATGCACCAAACACCTATCCGTTATCAGCAGATGGTGGCATTGCTATAAATTATAACTATGCAGGAATTGGTTATAATTGGGATGGTACAGGATTTTATGAACCTCAACCATTTCCTTCTTGGACATTAGACAACACTACATATATCTGGCAAGCACCAACACCCAAACCATCAGATGATAAATTTTATAATTGGGATGAAGAAACCCAAACATGGGTAGAAGTTAATTAACCATAGAAAGTAAATAACTTCCTTTGTTTAGTGTTGTAATAATGTCTTCTTTTGTATTGTTAATACCAGATTGAACAGTTGTAACAAATTGATTGAAATCAATACTACACAATATAGTCTTCAATTCACTGGAGGCTTTATTATAGAACTCTATAATTTGACATACATCACGACCATATTGACTTAGTTCATCAACATCAAGATGATTA